ATACCAGAGACCGTGTGTTGAATCATAATCTCGTACTGGGACTTTATGGCGCGCTGCACCAAGCTTTCGGGATTTTCTACCGTCAAGTCCGCATGCATTTTCTCTTTGTTCACATAAGTCGTTGTTTCCTCGCCCAATGCCTTAGAGGCCATCTTGTCTATCCAGTCGCCGCTGTTCACTATAGAAAACTGGAATATGGGGGCGCCGTACATTGCATAGCAAAGATTTACCATTCCCGCTCCGAAGGATATTCCCACGCCGGTCCAAGCCTTGTTGGAAAGTTCTGCGTATACAAGCGCCAATGCCTCGTTGATCGGATGGGGATCTACTGTATACCCCTTCTCGCTCTTGTAAGACCTGAACATTGCTTCCAAGACTTTTGCGTGATAATCCGCGTCTGTCTCTTGATTTATGGCGTTGGCGGGAACGGAGTAATACAAGGGCGTGCCGTCTTCTTCTACCTCTCCTATGAGGCTGTGGCACATCACGTTCATGATCTGCTGGGCGTACCTTTCCTTAGGATTGAGGCAGCCATCCTTCATCGGCCGCTTCAACTCTATCTGGTTCATGGTGTACGCCATGTTCACCGCAGACTCACCCAAAGCATAGGCCAGATTCGATTCAGGCTGCTCTATCAGAGGAACTCCGGCGTTCTTCATCATGTTGAATACAAATCGATTCTCCAAGGGCATCTGCAAGAAGGCATTTACTTCCTTCTTGTACGAAAATTCGTTCTCGGCCGTCCTCTTGCAACTGACGAGATGGTAAGTACCCGCGTCGAATCCTCTTGCTGACATAATTTTCTCCTTATTTTCCGAATTTTATCTTATTATTGGAGGCGAAATCTTGAATCGCCCAGTCTACTTTTTCTTCTTGCTTTGCTGCGTGCGAAGCAGTTCCGACTCCCGATCCCGAAAAGACCTGAAGGTTTGATCCGTCCAATTTTATTGTGAGTTCCAAGGCTATGTTCACAAAAACTTCGCCGTTTTTTGTTACTACCCTCGCCTCTCCTTGTTTGATCAAATTTGGCATGAATCGTTCCGTTGTTTGGGTGCGATGCACCAGTTTATAATAGTCGCAACTTTATTGTTTTTGAGGGACTAGGAAGTCCCGATAGAACTCACAGAAACCAGTATTTGGACCGGAACATCTGCTGCTCCACTGGCGTTGTCTATTTCTATTGTGCCTATTGTTATGTCGCCCACACTGAAAACTTGTGTGCTTCCTGCGGGAAGGTCTATTATGGCCGAATTCAATCCATTAAGTCTGACCTTGACTCCGTCTGTTTCGCTCTTGTTGGTTATTTGTGCGAAAAGAGCCCAACTCTTGGAATCGCCCGCTATGTCCGCTTTGTTGCTTTGGTAGGTGGATCCCATGGCGGCAACCAAGTCGTATACCTTCGGGTATGTGTTCTCGGCTATTTTGTCGCTGTATATCGTGCCGTCGTCCTCCACTACCTCAATAAATGATTCCTCCAAAGGAACGTTGGGGTATGCAAAACGCTTCCAGTAATTACAGTCAACGAAGGTCTCTCCATCCTTCAACTTTCTGTTTATTCTGTTGGGTCCCGTTATGTACGCCGTTCTCTGATTATCGTAGACATCAAGAAGGCCTTGTCTAGAATTCGTGAGTCTCACTCTAAAAACGCTCATGGTTCCTCTTTTAAGTTGTAAAGCAATAGTATATAGTGCAGACATTCGGTGAATTAATGCCTTTTGTCAAAAGCGGGCTCGGTCGAGCAAAGGAATTACATGGATCAAGAAACCAGTGAAAACGAGGTCGGGGAGGCTATGAAGGCCTTCCTAGATCAGTTCGGACACATGGACATTTATGCTCAGATAGTTCTGGAAGAGGTACTCGGGGAGTTGATCAATGGCAAGTAGTTTGTACGTATATCTCGCAAGGCTAGACAAGAAAGGAATGAAAGTCATAAGCGCCTTCCCTTTTGGGCAAAAAGTCTACGCTACCAAGGTAAGCGATATAGAAAAACTAAATCTGAACCCAGAACTGTCCTCAAAAATAGCGAAGGAAGCCTATGAAAACAGAATGATGTACGAACTGTACCTTGAGTCTGCTGATTCTTTTGAGGATCTCAAGGCCTCATTAAGGAAACGGGGCTATTCCCGTCTTCCCGTGAGCCAGTTCACAGGGTTTGAATCGCCGACCTTCGTCAACAAACACGCCTTGGTTACGAAGTCCTCCACCATGTTGAGGAGAAACTCGGACATCAGACGATGACGTACTTCTTGTGGATGTAAAAAGATCCCGAACCAACCTCTATCAAATATTCGTCGCCGTCCACCTTCTTTAGCACCCCCCCGGCCTCGACGAATTCTTTCGCCATCTTAGGAACCCTTCCCTCCTCGGGAATCATATGGGCGATTATCCTTTTGGCGGAAAATCTCGTCTCCACAGAAGACCCCTCTAGGCTTTGATCCATGCTCGCGTCAAAGTCGCTCTGTGATCTCATCCATTTTTTGAAGTTGTCCGGATTCAAACTAAAAAAATCACTCACTGCTTTCCTTGCTGAAAAAAGACGGTAAATTGTCCTTCTCTATATACGCAGCATTCTCATATTCCACGCCGGAAGAACAATCCGCTAGTTTTACGCCCGACTTCTTTAGCCAGTACAACTGCTTGTCTATGATCCGCTGACACATTATCTGCTGGGGATATTGGTATAGTCCGTTCTTCATTTTGACCGCACCGGGACGCTCGTCCTCAAATGATTCGTCGCAGCAAAAAAGAGCCAGTTTCTTCACTCTTTTTTTCCATGCGAAACTGATGGCTGCGCATATGGGATTTCTGTAGTCGTCCAAACACATGTTGTTTTCTTCACTGCCTATGCCGGAATAATTAATATCCGGCGATGCCTTGTAGAAAAAAGGCTGGTTTCTGTATTCCTCGAAAAACCTGGGATTGGTCTTTGTCGAAGCCATCAAGTTTGGATAATACCTGTGCTTCTTCGGCAAGAAGCTCAACGCCTCCGGATAAGGATTATTGATCAAGTAGAACGTCATTGTTCTTTTAAACTCGGCGTCGTTCCCGACCATGTCCCATTTTGCAAGGCTGCCGTTCACGCCTATTGTCTTCACCATCGAGTTGGGCATCGACGCGAGGATCTTTTGTCTCTCCTTCCATCCATAGCCGTCCGACATAATTATCAAATTGTCTATGGAGAAGTCGTCCGTGTCATCCATCGTCATCCCGGAAACTCTCTGATTGGAGCACTCATTACCCAGAAAAAGTTGCAAATCCCTGCCCCCCAGCCGATTTATGTCTATCGGTTTTGCTGGAAGGCAAAGGTTCCTCACCCAGACACCCTCAGCTAGGATATACTCGTTATTCTTGAATTTCTTGATTCTCATTTTTTATTGCAAGGAACAAGGGCGAAGCAAGCTTGTTCATCACCACCCATAAGGTTTGATGCGTCAAATTGTATGGGAACAGGCCCACCCTTGTAAACGAGAGGTATTTCAATATTTTCCGGAATTTCAAGGCGAGCGACTATTTCGCTTGGCATCTTCACCTCAATTGAATCGGGTATGCCCACAACCCTTATGGTTTCCGGTATCTCAGATCCGTCAATCCTTATGACCGATGGAAGGTCTATCGGCACAAGACTTATCATTCCGGGCAAGGAACTTGTGTCCAACTTGATAGAATTGGGTATTTCGGCGGCGTCAACCTTTATGCTCTGCGGTATTACGGCTTCATTGACGATCTTTATTTCCTTGGGAAGCGCGTCAATTTGATAGAGTTCTATCCTTTCCGGAAGATCAGATCTTATATTGATGAATTCCGGTATGTCGTGCTTCACTTGTATTTCTGGGAATTTGGGGACCACTACCTTTATTTCCGAAGGTATACCCAGATCATTTATCTCTATGTCGTAATCTTGTGTGTTGAAGTCATCCACGAAGTTTTCGTCCAAGGTCATTCCTCGCCGGAAAGGTGAGCCCGGAGAACTGCTGGGACACTGCACAGTGACCACGCATTCTATGGTGGGAGCAGAGCCCCAGTTTATTTCAATCCTAGGAGGACTTCCCCATTCAAAACTTCCGCTCACTGTAGGTGCGTTTCCCCATGTGAAACTTCCTGATGCGGTCGGAGCCGATCCCCATGTGAAACTTCCTGATGCGGTCGGAGGACTACCCCAGTTGAACGAGGCTCCCTCTATTTTCGGAGGACTTCCCCAGTTGAACGAAGCTCCCTCTATTTTCGGAGGACTTCCCCAGTTGAACGAGGCTCCTTCTATTTTCGGAGGAGTGCCCCAACTGAACGAGGCTCCTTCTATCTTCGGTGGCGTACCCCAACTGAACGAAGCTCCCTCTATTTTCGGAGGACTTCCCCAACTGAAGGATCCGCCTTCAATCTTCGGAGGAGTGCCCCAATTAAAAGATCCGCCTTCTATCTTCGGTGGCGTACCCCAACTGAACGAGGCTCCCTCTATTTTCGGAGGACTTCCCCAACTGAAGGATCCGCCTTCAATCTTCGGAGGAGTGCCCCAGTAGATAGAGGCTCCTTGAATCTTGGGTGGAGTGCCCCAATTGAAGGATCCGCCTTCAATCTTCGGAGGACTGCCCCAGTTGAAAGATCCACCTTCTATCTTTGGAGGACTTCCCCAGTTGAAAGATCCGCCTTCGATCTTCGGAGGAGTGCCCCAACTGAACGATGCGCCTTGAATCTTGGGTGGAGTGCCCCAATTGAAAGATCCGCCTTCGACCTTCGGAGGATTTCCCCAATTGAAAGATCCGCCTTCAACCTTCGGAGGAGTGCCCCAACTGAACGACGCGCCTTGAACCTTGGGTGGAGTGCCCCAATTGAAAGATCCGCCTTGGATCTTGGGAGGATTGCCCCAGTTGAAGGATCCGCCCTCTATCTTCGGAGGGGCGCCCCAATAGAATGAGGCGCCTTGGATCTTTGGTGGAGTGCCCCAATTAATTGACGCCTCGATCTTTGGAGGAATTCCCCAACTGAACGACGCACCTTGAATCTTTGGAGGAATTCCCCAACTGAACGACGCACCTTGAATCTTTGGAGCCGGGCCGAAATTAAAGGTGGCGGGTGATACCTTTGGAGCCGGACCAAAGCCAAAACTGGCGGGACTTATTTTTGGAGCCGGACCAAAGCCAAAACTGGCGGGACTTATCTTTGGAGCCGGACCGAAGCCAAAACTGGCGGGCGATACCTTGGGAGCCGGGCCGAAGCCAAAACTGGCGGGTGATATCTTGGGAGCCGGACCGAAATTAAAATTGGCTGGACTTATCTTCGGGGCAGGACCAAAGCCAAAACTGGCGGGGCTTATCTTCGGTGCAGGGCCGAAGTTTAAATTTACGGGCGGCACCGTCGGGGCGGGCCCGAATGTAAAACTTGCGGGCGGCACCGTCGGAGCGGGACCAAATGTAAAACTTGTGGGTGGCACCGTCGGAGCAGGACCGAAGAAAAAACTACCCGGAGTTATACCAGGAGCAGGACCAAAGAAAAAACTACCCGGCGTTATTCCAGGAGCAGGACCAAAGAAAAAACTACCCGGAGTTATCCCTGGAGCAGGACCGAAGAAAAAACTACCCGGAGTTATACCAGGAGCAGGACCAAAGAAAAAACTACCAGGCGTTATTCCAGGAGCAGGACCAAAGAAAAAACTGGCGGGGCTTATCCCGGGAGCGGGACCAAATGTAAAACTACCAGGCGTTATTCCGGGAGCGGGACCAAATGTAAAACTACCAGGCGTTATTCCTGGGGCAGGACCGAAGAAGAAACTACCAGGCGTTATTCCAGGCGCAGGACCGAAGAAGAAACTACCAGGCGTTATTCCAGGCGCAGGACCGAAGAAGAAACTACCAGGCGTTATCCCTGGGGCAGGACCGAAAGTGATAGTTGGTATAATAAATGGCGCCGGTCCAAAACTAGGTACGCTTATATTTATGGATATAGGCGGTATGACAATGCTCGGCATGCTTATTGGGAGGACATCCAAACAAGGGAACATTATCTGCGGCAGTTCTATGGGAGTCTGCGGAATTATAGAGGGTATTGTGATGTTGGGAAACGCCGGCACTTGCGGGATAGGAAGCGTAAATGGGTTGTTGGGGGGCGTTTCCGGAACTATAGTGAAAATTCTTGATTTTGGAGTCTGCACCACCGTGCATGTTGGGCTAACGACAGTAACAACGGGGTCTATGGTCGCACCGGCGGCGTAAGTGTGGGTTCCCGATTGGGTGGAATTCGTGGATTGTCCGTCGCCAAAGTCCAAAGTGAAGGTGTCAAATGTTCCATTTATATAGATCTGATACTCTATTGTGGTCCCTTCGCAATTAGCAGTCCCGTCAGACACCACATTCGTATCAATCACCACATCAACGCAGTACGCGTCATCTAGACAGATGGGCTGATTCTCAAGTTTTCTTATCTCATCTTGTATTTCAAAAATGTACTGCTCAACCGCCAAGGTCGCATCCACGAGTTGATTGTGGTGTTCCGCCATCACGAATCCTCTGACCCACGAGCCCGAAGGATTAAACTTCGTCGGCTTTCCGCCTACGCTCCGGGCGCACCTTTTTAGTTTGAAAACCTTGCCCTCAAACTCAAAAGACAAGCCAGACTCGGAATATCCGGAACCTCCTCTAACCACCTCTATGTTTTTTATTGATCCATCTACAACATTGGCCTTTAACCTACCCCCCGAACCAGGACCCAAGATCTTTATTGCCGGATTTATGTACCCAAAGCCTCCGTTTAACACAGACACGCTCTTTAAGGATCCGTCTTCGTTGACCTTTGGGTTTCCGAGCAAAGCGCCCGAACCTTCGACTTGAGTCTTCTCCACGGCGTCGTAATAAAACATCTCCCCTGAGATGTTGGCGAATCCGTTGTCTGCCCATATTTCGTTCTGATGTGGCCCAACGGGCTCAATCTCTATCTCCTCTCCCCACGCCGAGTTGTCCTTGGTCGTCTTGGCCTCGCTCGTGTTATACACGAGGAACAGAGTCCTGTCGGAATCTATCGCTAGGGGAAATGATGGTTGAGGGGGAAATCCTGTTGGCATGTTTTCTCTTTTAGGTATCTATCAATAAACGCCCATTTTGAATTGAACCCCGGAGGGTCTCGTCTTCGCCATGGAAAATGTGAGATCTGTGCCATTGAATTTAATCATGGCTTTTTCGCTATAATCATAGCTTAAATAGGCTATTCTGTCACTATCAGAAGCCGCCAAAAGCGTATTGGATTTGTCGTCAAAGTTTGACTTGTTAGTGTCTTGTACGGATCTGAACGACAAGGACGATGAATTTGCGCGCCCAACTTCCCAAGTGAGGGAGGTGTCATTCCAAGCACATATCTCTCCGGAGTTGTTAAACATGAATATTCCATTATACAAGGCAACTAACTGCCCCTCCAATTTGACTGATCCTATCATGCTAGGTAGTTTGGTAATTGTTCCGTACGGATCCGAAACCGTTCCCTTTGTTTTGTAGAAGTCAGACAGTCTAAAGAACTCGTTCACCGACGAGTTTCTAAGAATGTATCCGATTGAATCCTTCCACGCCGTCTTGTACACGGCGAAGTAGCCGTTCGTAGCCACGTCGTCATCGTCAAAATAAGCGGGATGATCCAACAGCTCGTCCGCCCCATTCTCAAAACTGGAGGTCGTAAGATCCACAGGAGCAGAAGCCGACTGTGTCAGAATATCATAGTCTAATCTCTGGGCCAACGCTTGGTTTTGTCCCGGAGTTGTTGCGGATCCTTGGCCGAATATGAAGTAAGTTCTGTCTTGTGAATTTAACGCAGCCCAATTCCAAGGTCTATTGGTTATTGAATTGACGCTATCATAATGATCGTCGAATGCATTGTACTTCTTGATATTTATGTTTTTGTCATCTACTACCGAGCCGCCCGATGCCCACATCAAAAGAGAATTGCCTTTGTTGCCCGAACTAGCCGTCCCAGCAAGCGTAAACTCCACATTTCTTCTGAACTCTTTCTTTGCTTTGCTGTAGGTCCCTTCAAAATAAGGTGCGTTGTCGTTCTCAACGCCATTCAAACTTGTATTTCCGTACGACAATGGACTCTGAGACAAAAAGGCGTCACTTCTGTTCAAAGAAAGCGTTTGGTTCCCTAGCGTCTTGAAGGTCTCGCTTCCGAGAGCAAACTCATAGGCTTGCACCGTGCCGCTGCCGTTGCTGTTGAGCGTCTTGAAGTTAAACAACCAAAGATTCTTGGATTCTATTATGTCTATAGAGTCCTTGTATTGGGTTATCCTGTAAGATCCATATTTTGTGTCTACACGAAGAATTACATCGTAGTATCCTCCCAAACTGTAAGAGGCTCTCGCTACGCTAGAGTTTGTGTGAGGCAGATCGTCTCCCAAAGACCAAGTGTACTCCTCTATGCTATCCATGGGCGTGCCCAAAAGTTCCCCGCCGTATGTGTACCCCGGGTTGTCGGGGTTTTCGCCGTCCGGAACCTCTATGTTTATGAAGGCATTTGCGATTGATCTTATCTTCGGATATATTCCGTTCGGCAAGTCGCCTTGGCTATAATTCTGAGACGCTCTTGGTATTATTTTTATAACGGCTTCTTCCGGGGCGTCGTTCTTAGTGTTGATTAACTTTTCAAACACTACTTCGTTTTCCCCGTACTTGTTCTCCACGGTCAGTTTTACCGTGTACAGCCCCGGTGAAGAGTACGACTTTGCGAACTGTTTGCCAGAAATATCCACTCCGTTGATTGTTTGCTCCCTAGAAGCGTATTCTTCCATGGTTTGCGAAGTCACTTCCAGAAGAGGCGAACCATCCCCAAAATCCCAAGTGTGCTTGAAGGGTCCGTCCCCGAGCCTAACGCTTTCGTCATTGAATCTGACTTTAAAAAAAGGATCCAGCCTCCCGATTGCACTATCTACCGTGAACCAAGCCTTAGGCGATAGCACCAAATCGTTCAGTAAGCTTATCCTAGCCGTTATGCTTGTTTCGCTTGGAGAGTATTTCGTCCCAACAAATTTTTCTATCTCAATAAGCGCGTCCTTCAGATAGTTGTGATGAAGGTCAAGCACATTCATTGTCACATTTGTTATTTTCTTTGGTTTTGATATTTCTAGTCCGATGAATTCCGGAAGCAGTTCCAATTCGTCAAAACTCACGGATGTTCTTGAGTTGTAGTAAAAACTCAAGGCTCTTCTGTCTATGTCGCTGCACTGCTCCGTAAGAGTGATCACCCCGGTCGGCGGAAATTTTTTGATGACATTAGCGTCACCTTCCACCAATATGCTGGCATCCCCTGGTTTGTAGTCGTCTAGAAGTCTGACTCTCAACGAATCGTGGACTAAGAAAAGATTTTTGTCGGTATCCAAAGAATTCGGAAAGTCGCTGGGTTTGGGTATGTTTGTCATGTAACCTCCAGAGACTCACTTAAAAACACCCTTCGTACAACATCGCCCGCGAAACCCACCAACAAGGACGGCTGATATAGTCCTTTTTCAAGGTAGGTCACTTCCACAAAGTGCTTGTTCTTGTCCAATTCCACATATTTTTCTATTTGTTCGCCGTCATTTATCTTTACTTTTCCATCAAACACCCAGAAGCGTTGAAGAACATCTCCGTCCGTTTGATCCATGAACATATATTTTCTAGGGCCTGTTCTTTTTACGTAGAAGAACGTTTGCTGTTCGTCCTTGGAGACTGTTATGTAGTTACTCTTCGTGGATATGCATTGGGCTCCCGCACTTGTTATCAAATGAAGTTTGACCGTGTATGTGCCTTCGCTCGTATAAGTGTGGGTTGGGTTTTGCTCGGTGCTTTGCCCTCCGTCCCCGAAGTCCCAAAGGTATCGTATTATGTCTCCCTCCGAGAAACTCTGGAACCTTACCGAAACGCCCGGCTTCATCTTCTTGGGGAACGCTCTAAACACCGCCCGAGGCGAAAAAAACTTGGTCTCAAGGTCCTTTAGCCTTCGGTTCAAGGAGCCACTTTCCGGAAAATTCTTCACCCCTAGTTTTTTCTCTATGTTTAACAAGGCGTCCTTCACTGCGTTGTGAGGTTCTGCCGTGACGGCGTTGGTCGCCCAAGATCCCGAAGGCCATTGATTCTGCCTCGATCCAGCGAACCCCCTGATCAAACCCTTGAAGGTCGTTTCGGTCTTTGACTCATAGTAAACCAGTTCGGCCTCGCCCGGGCGACCCGCCGGCGGCCCGACCCTGACTAAACCCTTCCCAGGAAAGGCGGCGGTATTTGCTACGATGATCTTCTTCCCGTTAAACGGTAGTCCTGCCGTAAGCTGAGTTTCCGCGTTGTTCTTGACCTCGTAAAGGCTGTCTTTGTCGTCTGCTATGTCCGGAAAAAGGGACAAGTTGCCCGAAACATAACCCTTGTCCAAACTCGACACTCGTTCAGCCATTTCTATTTTTCCTCTATTCTAGAATGATTCCTCGCTGCTATCGTCTGGTTCTGTATCTGCTCCAGAATGCCTATCATCTCCCTTCTGGTGGAGGATTGCTCATCCAATGCCAGAATGCACTTCACAAGTTCCAGATCGAGAGGCTTCTGTAAAAGAATTCTGAGTTGAAGTTCTTGAGCAAAATTCTCGTTCCAGAATTGGGCGTTGGACTCAGGATCGTCGTATCTCCTTAGGGGCTCTATCTTCTCCAACTGCTGGTAGGCACTCATGAAAAAACTCATTTCCTCTTCGGTTTCCTTGAGTTTCTTCCTCATTTCATGGATCGAGTCCAAAAGGGAATCCTTTTTCCTAGCCAACTTCCTTTTTTGAATGGATTTGTACTCCCTATCTAGTTCGTTTTTTGCTTTCTTTTTCTCCAAAGCCGCCGTTTTTAGATCTAGAATTCTACCCTCGTCCTCGGCCTCCTCTACGCCTAAAACCATAGACTTCAGCGAACTTCTCCTTGCATCTATCTCCCTGAGGCACTTCTGGAGCTTGGCTTGGGTGGTCAACTCCTTGCCCAAGATGAAATGCTTCAATTGGTAAAATGTATGCCTTGTGGAGACGGGTCTGCTTTCGACCAACTCACACGCTTTTTGATAAATTTCACTTGACATATAGCCTTCCTTTCATTAGTCTCTAGTCTTAATAGAGGACTTTCCCGTTAGAATTTGAAATAAAGGACTCACCTTGAACAGGCTTAAAAATCAAAGAGTTTACTTGGCTGGGGCAATGGACAGGGTTCCCGACAGGGGCGCCGGATGGCGTGCCGACATAACCCCCTTCCTAGAAGAGAAGGGCTCGGTCGTCTTCAATCCCCTCAACAAGCCGAGCGACATCGGGCTTGAGGACGAGGACTCCCACGTTCTCAAGAAACTTCTTAAGGAAAAAGGCAACTATGATGAGTTCTCCAACATCATGAAGACGGTCAGAGCCATAGATTTGAGACTTGTTGACATAAGCGACTTCTTGGTGGTGAACCTTGATCTGAATACTCATCCATGCGGCACGCTTGAGGAGATTTTCCTTGCGAACAGATCCAAGAAGCCGGTGGTGGTTCACATGGAGCAAGGGAAGGGACACACGCCCGACTGGCTTTTTGGAACGCTCCCCCACAGCATGTTCTTTTCCACTTGGGAGGAGGTAAAGAGCTATCTGTCCCACATCGACAGCGACACTTTCATAAATTGCGAGGGTCGGTGGAGGTTTTTTGGTGACCGGCCACGCCAAAGTTTAATCCACCATTCCGTATAACTAGCAGATCTTGATTCCGAGTATGGCTTTAAAATTTGCGCCTTTATCCGCAGCCTCCATAGCCCAGAATTCCCTAGAAATTTTGAGAGGGTTCTCTGAAAGGTTTCCGACTTCAAAAAAGAAGTCCTTATCCAAAAGTATCCCGTTGAGCGTACATTCGCCGAATGTGCTCAATATTCTTGCCGGTACGCCTTGCCTATCGAAATTTATTACGATTGGGAAAAGCACATCTTTCGAACTAGAGATCCATCTGGAATACTTGTATTGAATGTTTTTGGGCACCCAAGCGCCCTCCACGACAAGCATGTTCCATCCGGATAGAGCGTGTTTCATCCCATTGTTGATCAAAGACGTCACGGTTTGCCCTCCCCTAAATGTAGGACAAACTTCTCTCATTTCTTCTATTTGAGGCTTTTTTATCCCCTTCTCTACGGAACATATTATTTTTGCATCTTCACGATAGTTGTTTTTTATCGATCTAACAGTTCCCTTGAGCCTTCCTATGTTCGGCTCGGGTGATATTATTACAAAATTTATGTCTGGACTATCTTTGGCAAAGAGCATGATCTATCAACCGGGCCTTGATTATGTGGATGTAGGCGTTTGAGAAGGGGAGGGAGTATTGGTTGGGGTGGGCGAGGACGTCGGCGTTCGGGAAGGAGAGGGAGTATTGGTTGGGGTCGGTGTTCGCGTGGGCGAGGACGTCGGCGTTCGGGAAGGAGAGGGAGTGTTGGTTGGAGTTCGGGTGGGCCATGGTGTTCGAGTCGGGGTGCGCGAAGGCTCTGGGGTGCGTGAAGGGGTAGATGTAGGCCCAGTTCCCGAAGGTGTTGGCGACGGCGACGGCGTAGGAGTTGGCCCAGTACCTGACGGGGTTGGTGTTGGACCCATGTGAACCAAAAAGACTTCGTCGAAGTCTATTCTGATAACATCGTAATTTGTTAATTCCCTGTTTAGTTCAAAAGCGCCCGTTGTGTGGTCTTGGCTTTTTACATATGTCGGGATCCACGGAGCATTCGGATCGCTGTAATCGGGTACATCGACCCCAGCATTCGTTAATCTAAAGCCATTTACATAAACACGAAGCGAACCCTCTTCGAAAGGCGTATTGATGGAAGTTGTCTTGAATATTTTGTAAGTAGGGCTGGAAGGAATATCATACGCGGGAATGACATCGTAGTGATGTCTGTGGGCGGCGTCCGGAGGGAATATGGAATGGGCTTTCAATATATCCGGGGCTTCAAAGTCAAAGAAGATAGTTGGAGAGTTCCTTATCCTCAGTGTGCCGTTAGTAAAAGTAACGAACGAACCTATCGTTGGAAGCGTATCCTCTATATCTATCTGCAAGTTATTCGCTCCCGATCCTATGTCTGCGAGCTTGCTTCTTTCGTCCGTCTTCATCCTGACGTATTCGACCCCATCAGGTCCGGTTCCATCCACATGGTGCCCTATATTGTGGAGCGACTTGTCTACGGCCTCCGCTTTTATGTCGCCCGAATCTTTCAGAGACGCGTCCAGCCTATTACTAAGCGATCCGGCAGTTCCGCACGACCCGCGCAGTATGTCCGTATTGGCATCCACTTGGATGTTAACTAAACCAATCCTTGTGAGTATGTTTTGCAGGGGAAGGTTGTCGTAGAGGTAATGATATGGCTGGTTTGCATCGTATGTTACTTCTGGAATGCTGTTAATCTGGGGCATTTTTCCTTACCTCTTGAGTTTCCACAAATTATATAGGCCTAGTTCAAGAAAACTGCTCCACTCCTCTTCCTCGTCAGAATCGGCTTCTCTAGACCATTCTAGAACGGCCCGCCAGTCATCGCCGTAGTCGCCAAGAATCTCGTCGCCCTTTTTTGCGTCTTTTATGAAATGGTATACGCACACCATGTCTCCATTCTTCTTGATGTACCTTATCTCTACATTTTGATCCTTTTTTTCATTGGCGTGGTTGACCATTCCTCCGTAGCCCATGGGAATTATGTGCTTCTTAAACGAGTCCGAATAGTCCGCGGCGAACTTGAATGTATTGGCATACGAGGTGCAAACGTCAGCCGGAGAGTCCCTGTCCACCAAGACCCCGATCACCTCCAAGTGATTCCCCTTTTTTATATCTTCAGAGGCAAAAAGACCCAAGCCAGCATTTGGTTGAAGAGATTCTGCAACATAAAATCTTTTGTCTTTCTCTTCAATGCTAATCAATGAATCCCTCCTTCAACGCGTCGTTCACTTGCTTCATTGTCGGCTTGTATCCGAGATGCTCCGCAAGACAATCTAAAAAGTGGTTTTTTATGTCCGAGTGTATGGCTTTCATCATGCTCTTGTTAGGTGCGTACTGGTTCGCTTGGGTCAAAGCCTCCTCGTCCAAGGCCCAGTCAAAAACATCATCCCCGATCATCAGCACCTTCTGGTCTCCGACCTGGCTTACGCTGAAAGTTTTCATATGAAGGAAAGCCGCCAGTTGAATGTTATCTGGGTCTGGGCGGTCTTGGATATGCCAGGGAAAGTAGCCATACTATAAAGGTTTCCGTTCTGCATCATCAAAGCCATTTCGTTGAGATCATATCCGTTGCCCTCGTCAAAGGACACAACCGACGTAAATATTACTTGCGTACCTGTGGCCGCATCTATATTTGCAACTACGGGCTTGTTGACTCTTGCCGCGCCGAATAATCCGTTCCGGTCAGCAGAGACAACCTTGGGCGAACCTCCGGTCGTTCCACCGTCTCCGAATATCATCCGGTTTACGAAGAAATCGAAGTCATCGCCTATCATGTTCGCGAGAGATAGAGCCAAGGCTTCCCTCCCGGTTTGCAATATCGTGTTCCTAAATTCTATGACTTCCTTTGCTCCGTCGATGCGCTCCACGATTGCTTGCACATCGCCTCTACACTTCATTCTTTCTTCGTTCATGGTTCCTCTCTGTATTCTATCTGGAATTCTATATTTTCGTTCTGTCCCACCACGTCCACCCTTTCGCCCGAGTTGGCCGAGTTAAGCATGGTCAAGGTTCCTGCCAAGGCGTTGTCTTGGGAAACCTTAATGGTGCCTTTTCCGGATCTGTCTATGAACTCAAAACTATTGCCAGGGACGGATGGAATCTGCCTTTCGGCCACCGAAAGGCTGCGTTTCGAGAACTTGTAGATCGAGAAGGTGGCATTTTGGCCGCTCAAGGTAAAACTCTCCATGGGTCCGTTAAGGGTCAATGTAGAGCCATCTATCTCCGCAATAGAATAGTATTTTTGATCAAATAACACCAAGAAGTTTTCCTTTATGTTATCCGACCTTATGTTGTCCGGGTTTTTGTTGGCCCCATTGGATATTGAAAGATCTTTTTCCATGTCAGATTCGGCGTCTAGCACAATTCCCTCATATCCGAACTGCCCCACCTTGTTCTCCATTATCCTTCTGTAGATCTTGATATTTTCGCCCCCGACCGATCCTTCGTTGTATCCCTCTATGTAAAATCCATTTTCGCCCCCCGTCTTGAACGACTTTATTTTGTATCTTCTGGTTGTGGATGGCCATCCAATGTAGACATAGTCCCCTATTTCTAGAGTTTCCCTCATATTCACGTCGGGATAGTTAATTTCTACAAGTCCATAATTCGTAGTGGTTTTTGTGCCCGAAACGGAACTTTTAACAACTTTGGTTCCGTCACTGAGTTCCCAGCCAGATATCGGGCTTATGGAAGACCCTCCGTCGAGAAGCAAAGATCCGTCCGGCATTACGTTCTGAACCGCGTACTCCTTGTCTTGATGTCTGAAGGCCCAGACCGAAGATGTAGAAAGGCCTTGGTCTACGTCGTGCTGGGTCGTTATCCCGAGCATCCAGAAGTCCGCATCTTCATCGCTGAACGTGATCCGATTGGATTGTGTTATGTCCACGTTCAAATCGGCGATTTTGTTGGATATTCTGTATTCAAATAACGGGCCTACGGACATATCGTCTACCGTCCCGTAAATTTCGGCGGAATTTTTGCTGAAATCAGAAATCGTATAGTTCTTGACAGTGTTTCCGAGCACTTCCAGAAGATTTTCGCTCTCGAAAGGATCCAAATCAGGATATTGCGTATTTATGTTGTTGGCTTCAAACACTTGAGTCTTGTTCTTAAATGACGGATTGTTCAAGTCGTCCTCTGTACTAATCCCGGAGGGCTGCAAGACGACTCTCTTGTTGCGCATGATCCCGGATGCGTTCGTAATCGCTATCGTCATGTCAGCCAGCGCATTCCTCTTTACGTTCTGCATCTCTCTACGATCCATGTCTCTATTGAACACATGTTGGCCCTCTCCCGCGAGAAGCACGTCCTCCGCTGCATAGGTGACCAAAGCTTCTATTTTTTCTTCGTTTGGCTTAACGAACTCGTTCACGGATCCGGAAAAGTTAAATGAATGTACGACGGCGTGCATGGGCATGAATTCTTCGGACACCCTTCTTGCTTCTTGGAGGCTTTCGTCGGACAGACTCTCTACTTCTAGGTCCAGGCTGTACTTGCTGCTTTGACACTGTCCGCAAGGATCCATAAACTCTTTATCTATGTCGCAAGGATCCATGCTGTCTCGTTTGGACCCGTTGTACTCGTCCATATTGTAAGCGTTTTCGCTGTACGGGAACTCCGTCCTGATTCTTCCCCATACGATCGGGTCTGCGAGCGGATGTCTTACTGGAATTAGAAGATCAAAAAGATCGTCGTCCTCTTCGATCAAACGCGTATTCCAATTCTTCGGAGGATAAACTTGTTTCCTTTCGTCTCTGTCGTCCATTAGGGGCAACTGCCTAATGTACTCTTCTATGTTCCGCTCGCCCGATGGAATTTGTCGAGTCTTGTACGATACCCGTATTGAATCGCCCTCTTGGAGTTGATCCCCAATCCAAGTCATTTGTCCATTTGAAAATGTCACATACAACTCGCTCCAGCCCGCGGGCGCAACATCCGGTTTGAGATTCTCCCACTCAGACCCAGCCTTTCTTATCCATAGTCCGAAGTCCGAGTCGCCTTCCGGAGTGATTCCCAAATCGAGAACGATATTCCTTGAAAGGTTGAACACATTTGATCCAGAGTAGTCAAAGTGCTCTTGGAATGTGTATTTTGAAACTATCTGCCACAACTTGGTGATTTTTAAAAATTTCATGCCCGCGTCCGAAAAAGCTTCCTTAAGCCCCACCACACTCCCCTTCTTCTTGAAGTTTGGAATGGCTTTCTTTATCTGCCTTCTCCACAACGTGGGATCACTTGATTTCAAGTTCAAGTTGAACATGTTCGCCAGCAAGGGAAGTAGTTGTTCGTGTGTCGCGTTGGAATCCAAGAGGTCTATTATCTGGTTCGCCATGTTTTCCAAAGAAGTGAACCCGGCCGCCACGGCGCCGTTCAAGCCACGCATCACCTTTGGCGTAATATCCGTATCCGATATTGCCGTACTGAACATATCTGGGGTGTACCGATCAAGAAGCGTCTCGTACTTGTTCGGATTTGTGAAGTGGGTGGGCATACTGGTCGTCACCAAAGTGCTGCCATCCAATGAAAAGAACATATGGGCGGAAACAATATCCCCCGCTAGGTTGGGCATCCAAGACCAACATATGAAATAGTCCCCTTCCCTGTGCCCGTTCGTATCCCATTCTAAAACAAACTTGCCCTCTACAATTTCGTTTTCACTTTCGTACGGAACGAGTATGTTGTCACTCTCTGTCTTGGTCTTTAATTCATTCGGAACCATTTGCGGATTTAACCACGCCGGAAACAGTTCGTTGGTTTCTGGATCCGTGTATCCTCCGAAAACCTTTGCCGCGACAGCCTCCTTGTAAAAGAACTGAGATGTTGTCTTGGAGTTGTCCAGTCTGGCTTTTAAGAATTTAAGCCTTTCCAACGAATTTTCTGTTGGGGCTTCCACCGGATCCAACGGGGATGAGAACCTTAAGAAATTCAAAGAAGAAGAGCCTAAAACGACATTCGCAGAATCAAGAACCCATCCCGTGCTTATGTTCGCTATTCCTTCATCCACGAACGCATACATTCCGTTCGTCACTTTGTCCGTGCTATTTGCATCCTCAGATCTTGCCCAAGAACCATTCATTACTACATATATGCCGTTTGCTCTTTTATCGGATTGATCCTTGACAAGAACTCTATCGCCCTCCACTAAGCCTATGCCGTCTATAGTTTGCTCGCCGAAAAGGGCGATCTCTTCAGTCGTTGAGACGCGAACATTTTTTTTGGTCTTAGAGCAGATGTGTCGCTTCAAGGTTTCATACTGTTCCTTGAGGCTGGCGTCCACCGTCTCATTTTGGTATTCGGTTGCCGTAGGATCAGTGAACTCCCTGTTTACGAAGTATATGGTAGCATTGGTTATTTTGTAAGGTGTACGTAGACACCCATCGCCGTCTTTCGTTTCTAGCACGAACCTTACTCGGTCGGAAACTTTTATGTTTTCTTCGCCTGCTGTTTTAGTCATTCATCCTCATTCGTACATGAAAGCCACTTCTATGGATCCGGGCCGTATTATCTCAAAGAACTTCGTAGATACCGAAGATCCCGAATTGTCTGCGTAGTCTGTCGTGAAAACTATCTCGAATCCCTCTGCTTGCTTTACCGAAGACAAACTCTTGATTAGATCGTTATCTCTCAATCCTTGTCCGAACTCCCAGTTCTGCAGGTTAAAGAAATTATTCACGCTGTTTTCTATGTTTGTTCTTATTTCTTGCTCAAATTTTCTGTTTATTTTAGAAAGAGTAACCTCTACTGACACATCGGTCTCTATGATTTGGCCGTCTTTTATGCAGATATAGTCCGTTATCATCTTCTTCGACTCTAGCAGATCTGCAAGGCCTCTCTTAAGGCTGTCGCCTGCCTCTTGCAGACCAGAATTTCCGTTCCTTGCTAAAACGTATATGTCTACAACATTGCCCGCGCAACCGTGGTTTCTTAGGGCTGCAATGGATTTTCCTATCTGCCCATGGTAAGGAGTAACAAACTGATCGGCAAGTGTCTTGTAATCCAAACCTGTTACTGCCCTATCTTGTGTGCGCAGATACGCGGGTAACTTTCTTCTTATGTCTTCTATCGTGTCGCCGTCGTATCCGTAGTCGCCCTTCGTATAATTAGAAAACGTAACCGGAACATTGGAGTTTAATCCGAACACGGTGGCTTGGCTCTGGTACTCCACATAGCCTGTTATTATATTGCCTTTTACCCCGCCTCCGGTTCTCGCCTTTATTTCTATCTGGGATCCGTTGGGTGGCGAAAGCCCTGCTCGATTGTTGCCAAACATGATGTAGGCTCTGTAAGACGAGTCCAACTCCACTCTGTATTCCCTCCTTGGCTGAGAGTCGCTGAAGTATTCAACCCTTTCCCAAATTATTCCATCTACCTTCACACTTATGGAATCATATATGACCGAGGTCTTTGTTGTCTGGTACGACTGGAGCGTCTGACCTGTTCCCGTATAGTTGTCTATAAATGTACGACCTTCTAGTCCGATCAAGGAAGAGTTAGTATATGTGCCCGCTGGTATGACTATAGGATCATCAAAAACTGGATTATTATTGGAGTCGGCCGCAAATAATTCTATTGATATGAGGCCATCCTCTGTTCCTACGTCTATGGATATAGGTGTCAATATCTCAAGATCTTTATCTATCGGATTATTTATTGTCGCCGTCCACATGGAACTTGAGGGGATTGGCGGGGTGGGCTTGAATCCGACGAGCTGGCACAGCCTGAAAGCATTGTCGGGCTCTGTGACCGTGTCTATAAAAAGCTCGTTCACCATCTGATCCATCTTAAATGACAGCGTATCCGCTATGAACGCCCAATTCTCCACTAGCATCACGGCTATGGAACTCTCCACGAAGTCGTTGAAGGCATTCGGAATCACGGTTCCGGTTTCTCCGAACCTTTCCCTGATAAACTGAACAAGCCTCGTCTTCAGCGACCAGAAGTCTTGATTTGTATAATTGAGGCTGATTATCTTGTCATTCTTTATCGGGTTAGATTGAGAGTATGGGGATATTTCAAAAGGACAGTTTTCGGGCATCTCATTGACCTCCAAGAGGTATTTCTAGTTTTAGTTCTTGAACATTGCGTATGTTATTAAAGTCGGTGAACAAAATTCTTATCAATAGTATGTGGCCCAAGTCTTCCTTTTTGTCCGAGGCGTCAAGTGAAGATCTCACGTCAGCGTCTGAATTCGTGACGTCTATCTGTGTGACGGCTATCCTTGGCTCCCAAGTTTTTATTGAATCCGCTATGACTTGCTTTAGATTATCAACCACTATTGAATCGTTCGGCTCAAAAAAGAACCGCTTGAGCGGGGTCCCGAACTCAGGAAGCATGACCCGTTCCCCGGGCTCCGTAAGGAGCAAGACGAGAAGGTCTGATTTTACTTGGTTCATGCCGCTTTGAGTTCTGAACAGACCTAGAGGATGTTTGGTTATTGGATAAGGAAGGCCTAGAAATGACATTTTTAATTACCTATGTAGGGGGGAGGGCAGTTTACGCCTATGCTCTTGTCCATCATCATCAGTATACTTATGGGCTGAGCCTCTAATGATGCCGAGGCGAAAACCCTGTCGCTAGCCACAAGCTTGGATCGCTTGGTCTCCGGATCGGTGAGCAAGACCGCCACCCGACCGATGCAAGGCACACACTCCATGCTTTCCGATTCTGGCGGCGGCGGACAGTCCTTACCCGCCATCAGCAATATAAACTTGTCTGCCAAGAACGCGTGGATCTCGGCTATATTGAAGTAAAAATTACATGACAAGTGAACCGAGTGTCTAGAGGCTAATGTTATCCAATTTTTTGGACCTAGACAGCCTCCCTTGCAAAAATCGTCTTTGGGCGTAGTTTCTCCCACCCCCACGACGGTCACATGGTCTCCTTCCGTCATGCACATGTAGTCGCCGCCAGCCCTGATAAATATATAACCGCAGTAGTCGCTCTCTTGCATTCTTATGAAGTGAGGCCCGCAGCAAGCATCATACTGAGGAGCCATAATCTGGATATACTGGGTCTGGGTGTCCTTCTGGTGGTTGTCGTCGGCCATCATTATCTCCAACCCGTATCCCGTCCTTATCCTGACGAATGCGTCTGTGGCCTTGTTGGTGGGCATTCCGCCCTCTCTCCTCTTCGGCCCGCACTGGTCGTTGTTCTCATCGATCATCTGGATGATATGATTAGAGGTACTGTGAAGTTCAATGCCCCTTCTCGGCCCCGCACGGCAGTTTTCACCTTGCGTGTCGTCATTCATCTCTATTCTGTTGCCGGTGGCTGTGAGCAGCCGTATGAAGTTTTCGTCACCTCTTGTTTCGGGCAATCCGTCGGGCTCCACGTCGCTGATCATTATCTGGTGACCATGGGCGGACTTCCAAGTTGTCTTGCCCTTGAAAACCTTGTCGCACCCGTAGTCGAACATCTGGATCCCACGCTCCCAGTTATTTTTGCCCTTGGGTTCGTTTACCGAGTCGTCCATCCAGAACGTGTGTCCGCTCAACGAGGTCATTTGTATTCCGGACTGCGGGAGCGTAGTCTTATCGACTTTGTTATTCTGCGGATTGCCAGGCCCAGTATAGGGGCGACACTCACTTCTATGTTTAAAATAAGGATTTGCACATTGTCCCTCGGAACTCCCACCACCTCCGCCCCCGCCGCCTCCGCCGCCACCTCCTATCATCATCACATTTGGAGATACCGGAGTGTTGTCACCTTGTACGTCCGGGGGGCACTGATCGGGTTTCTCTATCGGTTCGTCGCCCTCATTACACTTGCTGAAGTCCCCTGATCCGCATCCACACTTTGGATTGGCCCATTGTGCGGCCGGATGTACTCTGTCGTCCTTAAGTATCAGATGGTTGCCTTGAGCCGACTTAATCTCAAGCCGCTGCCAGCGAAAATTACACTTGTAATTTCCGTCCACCATTTTGATCATGTGCTTCTGGGGGGTCTTCCATCCGTATATGTTCGGATATGTTATCTTGTTTCTTGCTTCCGGATCGTTTTCGAAGTCAGATATCGCATCAATGTCTATCCCGTTGTAATTTTCTGTGTTCCAAGGAGGAAAGACTTGCGTCTCGTCATCACCTAGAAGATATCCGCCTCTGTGCCCCCGGTGTATTTTCTCGTATTCCGGCACGGGGAAATTCCACCCGGGAGTTCTGTCCCTGTCCCATGTTGTTCCGAGATAATAGGGCCACTGTCTGTTTCCGGCCTCAAATATCAAACATAATTTTGACCCAGCCGGGGGAACCCAAGTACATCCCGAGTCGTCAAATCCACCTTGGTTTGATATGGGGTAGGCCCAAGGAAGAGATTTGACAGCGGACTCCATCATGTGCTGTAGCGGGCTAAAATATCGAACTCTTCCCATCTTCCAAGGATCTATTGTGCTTATGCATATGGCCGTGTGCATACCGTAAATGGCTTCTTGTTGAGCGGGGACAACCATGCTTTCCTTAATGACCGTGGAAACCAAGGCTTTTACGCCGTATCCCATATCTGAAAATCTGCTTTCAACTTGAGCAAGTCTCTGCTCAATCATTTGAATGTTCTCAGGAATGGAACTATAATTTGATCTTGTTTTGTTGTCTGCCATTTTTTATTTCTAGGTATTTTGGACCACTGGTCCGCCACTTCCTGCTCCTCCTAGCGGTTCGTAACGGTAAATATCCACTCCTGTAACTTGAAGTGCCATTTTTAATGTAGTAGTATACGATCCCGATTGAATTGAGTGATTTATTCCCGTCACTCTCCATTTTTTATTACTCATTATGGGATTGCATCCCGGCTCGGCGAGCCAATTTCCACAGCGTCCGTCTCCTCCCAAATGAAAAGGATTTATTGCCACTATTGAGGCGGTTCTGCCACCTGGAATCCCACAAAACGCAGGCCTTGGATCTCCCAATATTTTTAGATCCGCTTCCATCTCAGTTTTAGACCCGACAACCCTACCCGCAAGAAGATGTGCTCTCTGCGACTTTAGCAACTCTGTCCACGCATTTTTAGGGCCGTACGACTCCCATGCTTGCTGGGTTATTGTGGCTTGTTGTTGCAAGCCCACCGTATCTCCTCCCCGCTCTCCGCAATCAGCGTCTTTTCCCTTGATTTTTGCTTCTCTTTGACTGTGGTTTGATGTATTACCAGGGCCGGAAGTTCCTCCTCCTGCGCTGAAATTTTGAGTTGCGCCCACCCAATCAAATGTCGGACTAAACTCTATTACCGAACTGCATTTTCCTCCATTTACTATGAATGTCCCAATGTTTCCGTCAACTTGAGAAGCCCCCCAAAATAAACCCCGGCTTACCGATTCCGTACACTCGGATTCTTCGCCTTTAAGCACATCTTGAAAGAGGACCATCGTATTGGATTCGTAAGGAAACCAAGCTATCGCTAGTCCAGCCCCATCCGCAGTTCCATCATTTATTCTGTACGGCTGTATCCATTTCGTGATGACCGCCATTCTATTTGAATTGTCACATTGCCACGCTGCAAGCGGTCCACCCTTGCCATAACCCTTCCAGTCAAATTCAGTGTCAACAAATCTTCCATCGGGCTGCTTCTTCATGAACCTTACGTTGACTTGTGGATCTCTAGAACAAATGGTTCTTATTGCTGTTTCTATGTTTACTTTATTGTCCTCTGTTCCTATTGGCTCCCTTTCTCTCATCCCTTCAAGTAATACGTCTACAGATTCTCCATATATTTTGTACTTTACTTTTCCTTCGGCATAATTAACTTCGAGTTTTTGTATTGTAGATTTGAAAATTAATGACGGTATGACTTGCTTTTGATTTTGGCAAGTGGTCATTATCCAGCCGAATTGAAATTTTAGTTCCGTCCCATCTGAAATGCCTCGAGCCGGGCATTTCACTAATGCATCCAAGAGCGCACCCATTCGCCCACCCGCCTCGTCCATTATTTCTAATTGAACTGTGGGTTTGCTTATCCAGCCCACCTCGAAAGACTTTATGCACGCCTCGTTTTTTGTGGGGTAAGACTCATTGCCTACCGTTATTGCATCTCCTTCTCCGATCTTTACCCACACCCATGGAGCGAAGCTCTCCGCTTGCTGTCCGGCTGGTCCGGGCAAATGAAGTTCTCCACAAGCATAATCAGCAGCGCATCCGGCAAGACAGTCTTCACTAGGCATATATGTTTTCCGGTAGGACTATTGTCCTTCCCGCCTTAAAATCGAATACGTCCTTGATGCCGTTCGCTTCAAGTATCTTCCACCAAAAATCCGGCAATCCATATTTTTCTTTCGACACAAGATCTGGTCTAAACTCCATTCCTGGAGGAATTACAGCCACCTTATCCCTACTTGATTCGACGAATTTTCTTTTTTTGTACGTTTCGAATGTTATTATTTTTTCATCCGAGTAATAAATTACCTTACTTTCGGAATATCTGCTCACCCGAGTTACGAAATTAGTAGGTCTTAAATTTGTAAATTCTATGTTATTTGCCATATAATACCCATTACCTTCCTAAAGAAAATATTCTGTCTTGTCCTGGAAGATCAGCGCTTTTATACACGACATCCCAACTGGTTTCTATGTCAAACTTAAAAGGAACGAAGGTCGCCTCGTCCCACGCCACTTCCGTTGGGAACTTAACAGAGTAATTCTTCAATATTACGCATAACTCAGACCCAGCAGAAAGAAGTCTGCCGCATTTCATTCTGCACACTGGGGGAGGTACGAAAGGGGCTCCATTTTCCCCAATTTGCGGATAAGTAGCACTTTGTATAGCTCTTAACGCCACCAAATTGTACTCTATATCGTTAGGCTCAGAGACAACCATGTGTATTTGCATTGTGATGGACCTGTTGTCCGACTGAGCATAGGTTTTCAAGGGGGATGATCGGCCTATCACGGTCTCGTCATTATACGAAGCGGATTTTGTGTCGGTTATGTCAGGCAAAACTTTAAGAATCAACTTGAACTCATCATTTTGAATGTATTTTTTATCTCTAGACCAAACCAAGTTATTGCATGGTATTATTACATAGCAATTTTGAATTGGTACAAGAGGTCCGCCTGTTATTGTTGCTGCTGGCATTATTTTACCTTTTTACTTACCTGGATTTACAAGACTTCTGTTTTCACTATCTCCCACTCTTCCATATCTACTGTTTCCAAAAAGAGCCGCGTGCACCGGTGTCTTTGGATCCCTTGTGCTTCCCGGACCCGAACCGCCGCCGCCTTCTAATACCGATCCCTTCGGCCTCATCAGATCGACTAACTTATCAATAGACTCTCTTACACGAATGAGTTCATCGACTTGCTGGTTCGAGGCTTCTTCTATCCTTGACAGTTCGTCACTCTGTAACTTGTTAGTTCCGGCTTGGGCGCTCGTTTTGTCCCTGAGTATGGATTCAGTTATGTCGCGCAGATGCATGGGCTGGACGGCACCCACATCTGACTCTCCCTCGGGTCTGAGCATCGGCACCGCATGATGACCCACGGGCGTCGTTAGTGCGGCAGCCTTTCCCTCCAATCCGACTTGCGTCTTTTTCAAGAAATCCTCAAGTCCCGATGCAGAGGAGGCGGAAGGTATTAGATCTCCGCCGCCCGCATTGAGTATGTCCGCCTCCAGATTGCTCATCGCCTTTATAAATTCTGGATTTCTCTCCACGGACTTGATGGGCTCCCAAGCGGAAGCGTCCGTAGGTGTAGGAAGAACCGGAGATATCGCTGCATTACTTTGAGCAATGAGATCATTTGTTTTTAACGCTTCTTCTTTGTTCTGCTCTATCAGTTTTGATCCAAAAGCTATATGTTTCGCAGGGTCGGCCAACTTTTTCAAGTTATTCAAATCAGAGAGTACTCCCTCGAGAACTTTCTCTGTATGCGTGTCATGAACGTATATGGATCCTGGGTTCTGCCCCATTTCCATGGTTTTTTCCATGGCTTTGCCTTGCTCAACTTGTTGCTCCCCGTAGCCGAACATGGACTTTAGCCCGCTCCAAGCTGAACTCAATCCTTGTTGGACGGCTCCTCCGACTATCTTTGCATTCTCCACCGCCGCCATTCCCGTTTCTTGTATGGCCATTCCCGCCTTAGATCCGGCCTCCCACACATTCCCTTGCATTAAGTTCGCCCCGGCTCCGTAGAGGCTCCCTGCGGCGTGTGCACTGCTTGGGCCCTTTTCTCCCATCGTCTTCGCTTGTTCGGCGGCCGTTTCTTTGAAGCCCGAGGCGGCCTCTTCTACCGCCCCGAGCCCTGGGATCCAGCTCTTCATCCAGTTCCATATCCCTCCCAACGAAGATTTCATTCCGTCGTACAAACCTCCTAGCCATGCTCCCCAAGCAGACGGATCAAGCATCTTGCCCATGTAGTCGCTCAAGTCCTTTGACTTCTGAAGAGCCCAATCGACCGCACCTCCGGCCGCCTCGTATGCTCCGTACGCCTTCTCTCCTATCCATGAACCAACGGTATTAAATCCGTCCTTGACCTTGCCTCCAACCCACATCGGGAAGTCAACGAAAGTGGATTTTAATCCGCTTCCTACGGTTTCAAGTGCTCCTCCAAAATTGTCATAAATACTATCCGCTAACCATCCTCCCCCTAAACTCCCCGCAATGCCTCCTACGAAACCTCCCACAGCAGGCCCTATCGCAAGACTAAGCCCCGCTGTGAAAGGAGCCAAAGCCGCTCCTACTACAGCCCCAGTACTCGCACCCGCTGCCGCACCAGCAAGACCACCAGCGAGACCACCGGCAGCCCCAGTCGCCGCTTTGCCGACACTTTCTCCTCCTATCAAATACCTAACTCCAAAGTCAATTGCGGGTCCTATTACTGGAAGTTTCTTTGCGGCCACGCCCACAAATTTCGATGCCTTTCCCAAGAATCCAAGGGCCTTGGGCGCTGCCTTTGCTATGTCGTCGGCACTGGAAAGAACGACCTTCGCAGCGTCGTCAGCGGATGATGCCGCAGCCTTTGATGTAGCCCTCGCGGCCTTGCCCATGCCGCCTCCCATCTTTGCGAATGGATTGGCCGCCTTTGCAGCGTCGTCCGTTTGTCCAAACATCCTTCTTAGCCATCCGCCCCTTTGAGCAGCCTTTCCGGCGGCTTTCGCAGCATCGTCCGCCGCAGATGTCGCCGGTTTTGCCCCGGCCGCAGCAACCTTCCCAGCAGTCTTTGCTGTGTCTTTTAGCATTCCAATTCTTCGCATGAAGTTGGTAATTGGTGTAAATAGGTAGTCGCTAAACTTTTGGCTAATCGTTTGAATCGCATTAGATATTGGTTTAACAAGCCAATCGTCTGCAAGTTGTGCGATTTTGGATCCAAGAGCCCGAAGTGGAGTTACAATATAATCGTCGGCCCACTTCAATACTTTTCCGCCAAGAGACTTAAGAGGCTGCCACATGTAATCATCTATCCACTTTCCAAACCCCTTAAACCAGCCGAGTATCTTGCTGAACCAACCAAAAGATATATAGTCCAGCAATCCCTTCCAAGAACGCGTGGCTATCATGACATAGTCATAAAGATTTTTCTTGAACATAGAGAAGAAGTCATCCGCATATGGCGAGAGTTTCTGCCATATCTTTCCGGCTCCCTTGATGAACCTTCCGAGCATCTTTATCGGCGACTTGACGAAAGCATTGAACAAGCCCTTCGCCATCCTTAGGGGCAGTTTCAAGAAAAATCCCAAAATCCTAAATGGAAGCATTGCAAAAAACTTGATTAAATTAAATGCAAAAGAGCCAATTGTGCTTAGAACTTTGAGAGCCATCTTTGCAAAAAAAGCACCTATTGCTAAACACAAATCCGGAATAACGCTGTTCCAAACCAAATAACTACCCAACCAATCAAACCAATCTGCAACTTCTGTCACTATTGAAGAAACTGTATTGTAGATAAATTTAAATGACCCTACGACCAAACTTACAAAGCCAGATATTAATGAACTTATTCCCGTAACTTTTCCTATCTGCCATAATGCTTGTCCAATCTTGCCTATCGCCCAAATGAAATTCTCTATCATCTTCACCACTACAATCAAACCAAAAACCAGACCATTGAGTATAGCTCCTGCAAAGTGTCCTATCGCATGACCAATTGGCTTGATTATCTTGTAAAACTGTTCGAAGCCTTCAGTCATGCTTTTTGCTTCCTTGAATCCAAACAAGCCAGCGAAAGTCTTCCATAAATCACCCAGAGCGCTGCCGAGAGCCGCAAACGAATTTGCAAGAGGTTTCAACCAAGGTTCAAATCCTTTTTTAATTGCATCTCCAAATAATATAATTCCATACACTAACATACTTATGAATTCCGCCAGTGGCTGTTTGAGCCCCGTCAGCGTCAATAATCCAAAAAGCAAACCATCAATTATTCCCGCTAATCCTCCGCCGACAGCAGAACTTATCTTCATTGATGTTGTTAATTCATTCACTCCATCTATGTTACTTTTTATCACCCCGGCAAAAACATCACCGGCCTTGTTCCATCCTTCATAAGCCCCCATCGCTCCATCTATTGCTGCAAATATTATGTTGAGCCATCCGCCCGTCAAGGCTCCGCCAATTCCTCTCAATCCAGTTCCTATTCCTCTGCCCATCATGCGGAATACATTAGATATTTTTTTCATATCAATAGCCGCATCTAAGCCTTTTCCTATTCCTGATATTGCTGATGTTATTTTCTTGACGTTGAATATCTTCTTCCAAGTTTCAAATTTGAATAGACTTTTTGCGGCATCAAAAATAATTGTGCCCGCCTTTGTCCAATTTTTTAAGTTGAACAATGCCTTGAATGCATCTTTTATGCCATGACCCGCACGATATGCACTTGCTGAAAATATAAGTATAGAATTTTTTAGATATCGGGATATTATAGACATGTAAGTTTTGAACATGTCGCCAAAATGCAATAAATTAACGCGAGTTCCGAATATGAAATCTTTGATAGATTTCGAAACTCTTCCGCTTGTTTTTCTAAAAAGATCGTTCAAATGTTTGAAGTTAACCTTAATCCTAAAAATTGTATCTTTTATTGATCTTGAAACTTTTTCTTTTCTAAAAATATCGCCCAAATGTTTGAAGTTAACCTTAATTCTAAAAATTGCATCTTTTATTGATCTTGAAATTTTTCCGAACGCCTCCCCAATTTTTCTTTGTATGTTTTCAAATTTAATGCCCTCAATCATATCCGCTGTTTTTCCAAAGAAACTCTGGACGGCATCCCCGGACTTTAACAACCAATTTCTAATTGGCTCGTAAAGAAATTTATCTAGTTGCTTCGGCACATACTGGAGTTTTGCTTGCCTAGTTTTTCTAGCGGCCTCGCCCATGCCGCCGCTCATGTTGGCAAATGGATTAGTCGCCTTTCCGGCTCTCGCCACACCCGCTCCCGTACCTGCTGCCGCCGCGGGCGCTGCCATTCCTCCCAAACCCGCAAGCCATGCGCCTACTCCCTTGATCGGGCGGCCCAATGTCGCCCACAACGCGGCACTGTTGAGGGCGACTTGCATCGCGAGCAGACCCATGCCTCCGAGCAAGGCCATCGAGGAGGTGACATACCCAGAAATGAATTTTCTTACATTCTCATTGAATTGCAATATTGAAAGGTTAAGCTTTTTCTGAGGATCAGTATCGGCTTCTGTTTGTATTGCAAGTTCCTTCTGATCCTTGTCGAACTTGTCGTACATCTCATTGAAGGTCTTTGTATCTCCCGTCTTTAAGGCCTTGAGCATTCCACTGTAATCTCCGACATCCATTCCTTTTTCTTTCTGAGCTTTCATTAAATTTTCAACACTAGCAGTCATGCTGTTTTCGAAGAACTTCTGCTCTCCCATACCCGAAACTTGAGCAGCCATCTGCTCCTTGGTTCCACTAAGCCCAAACTTCTTCGCCATCTCCGCAGACCCGGAGGCCATGTTGATCATGGCGGCAGACATGTCTTGTTTGCTGTTTTTGAAATCGTCACTCTCATATAGTTGCTTGGCGGCATCTTGGAGACCCATATCCCCAGAAGTTTTTTCGCGCAGCGCAGAAAGGGCATTTTGCCCCGCGCCCATTATCGCTTGATCTTTTTGCTGTAATGCTTGTTTCTTTTCCTCCTCGGTTCCGAACTTTGAATTGGCTCTCTGATCTAAATCATCTAAGGTTCCGCTCAGACCCTTACTTGCCTTTTCGTGCGTGGATATTAGATTTTCTAATCCTGCTATGCTCGTGCCTCTAGCTCTGGCGAACACGGCCAAGGATCTCCTTTCCTCCTTGGACATTGTCTTAAAATCAAAATCTTTTGTGTCTTTGCCAACAACACTAGCCACCATTTCTTTCATTTTTTCAGCTATGTCGCCTTGGTCTTGTCTAGTTTTGCCGAACTCTCCGAAAAGAAGCCTTTGTGAAGCGTCGCCACCAATTCTGTTCGCGACATCGTATAGCGTAGACCTTGTTCCAGCGTCTGCATTCTGAAGGGCTTCATAGCTAGACATCGCTTCTGTGAATTTAATATTTTCTTCAAACCCTGTCTTCTTAAATTCTGCGACCATTTGAACGGCACTTCTTGCGGCGTCGGAGGTCAGCGTTCCTTGATTCCTCATATTTTTGAGGATTCCTTCAGAAGACTTCATTGCTCCAAGAAGTTCGTCTCCCGTCACTCCCGTGGAAAGAGCGACATCTCTCATGCTCCTTGAGAGATCGCTCATCTGGTTTGCGCTCATACCGAGAGTTCTATGCCAATCTCCGAATAAATCGGCTGTCTGTTGGGTCTCGGATCCGATCATCGTGGATAAATGCAAGCCAGACTTCAGAACCTTAAGGCCGTCCTTCTGATTCTTGAATCCCTTCTTGAAATTAGATATGGCGGCTTTATTGAGAGCATCCACAGACTTTCCGGTCTCGCTCACCACCGAACTGCCAAGGTTGGCGAATTCTCTCTGCATGTCTTTGAAATCGCCAGTCACACCTTGGGTTTGGAACGCTATCTCTCTCATCTCTTGTCCGAACTCTGTTGCGTCGGAAACCGATCCGGCAAAAATTTGTTGCATGATGTTGCCTTCGCCGCCGGATATCATGTTGCTAACGCCCATCGCAAACTTAGCCGACTTTGTGCCGAAATCGTCCCAGAAGCCTTTATTTACATATTTGGCCATGTCCTTGCCGTACTTATCGTAATTTCTTGGCGGTTCTAGCGGATCCGGGTCATCACCACCACGACCACCACCACCACCACGACCACCACGACCACCACGACCACCACGACCACCATCACCGCCATCACTTTTCGGAGACAATGCTGCGGCGGCGTTCCTTTCGCGTTTGCTTTCTGGACTTATTGATGCGGTTCCGACTGCCAATCCTTTGAGATGTCTTGCTTGTTGTCTATTGGCGCCTAATATCTTACTAAGCAAATTGATCATGCCTTTATCTGTGCCTTCGGACCGCTCTGCCTTCCTAGAAGCAGCCGCTGGCTTCGTAGTCTTTTGCTTTTCAAGAGTCTCGCCAACCTCTTTAAGTTTGGTGACTAGATCCTTGAATTGGTCGGTGCTTTGCTCTATGTTCTCGCCAAGATCTTTAAATGCTTGAACAACTTCTGGATCCAGACCCCCAGCCACCTTAGAAAAGTTGTCAACTACCACTTGCGTTGCAGACAATAAGGCAGCCTTCAAACTTTCGAAGGCGGCATCCATTTCTTTTATTTTTCCTAACGAGTCTTCCATCACTCTCCAGAGTTAATTTGACCCTGTTGGGGCTGATTTAAAGTAGTCATTTGGCTGGCTTTTGGATTTATTTGTTGTCTTATCTGCTCTTGCACTTGTCTTCTTATGATCTGAACCTCGGCGGGATCGTACGATCTCACTGCCGACATGATTCTCAAAAGGAAATTGCTGTCGAGAACCTTCATCTGGCGCACACCAATTCTCTTGTAGGAACGGTAGGCCGCCTTGAAGTTCTCGTCGTCGGAAACGGACTTGTAAGAAAAGCCCATTTTGCTTGTTCTTGCAATCAATTCTCTTATAGAAGGGAAGGTTAGTCTGTGGAGATTGATGCCGGATAATTTGTCCGAGGCTGGATCGTTATCGATTATTATTATTAGTGGATAGGGATCGTGCTTCCAAAATGTGTAGTTAAAACTGACGAGGCTGCCCTTGACCGCCACGAAGTTCCCCTTCATTCTTCGGTTGGGGTTGGCGGCAACGTCTTGACCCACCGGGGCGAAGAACTGCTCAAGTAAACTTTGTCTATTACGGGGTTGAAGCGCCATTGTTAGCCTACGGGTAAGCCCGGGTGGAGGTGGGACTACGTATATAGGATTTTTGGCGGAAAATTTGATCGAATTACATTGTGTTTGAAAGGTCTCCGGCGCTTCCGTTAACCATTATCTTACTCTGCGGGTCGCCCGGGGTTGAATTTAACTCCTCTTGAGCCTCAGAACTTTTCTTGAAGAAGTTCTTGAACTCGTCCACGACCGCCTCCTTAATCTTCTCGGCAGCCTTTTCTCCCGACATGTCCGATATGAGGTCGGAAAAAATATCCTCTAGATCGAGCGAATAGGCTTGGCCATAGGGCTCGGTGGAACTTTCGTTCTGTATCCTGTAAGCGAGGTTGGATCCGACCTTGTATATGCGCACGCCCTCGAAATTCAGTCCTTCTTGAGGACTTGAGAGGAAAATATAAGGACTATCGCTCTTGAGGAAGTCCTCTACTTTGAGTCCGCCATCCTTGAGTATGTCGCGTATTATCTCCAACTCCTCTCTGGCCCTCGCGTTTTTCTTGTCTATGAAGCTTGAAAATCTCATTTTCACCTTGTGCTGTTGTAAAGGCTGGTCATCGTCTGTTTTTGATCTTCGCTGTTTTTCTTGTCATTCATGTACTTTGCGTAGGCTTGTTCTCTTTCCGAGAACTTTGGTGGATTAGGGCGCTTCCACTTGTAATGATCGCCCATTTTCACGTACCACATCGGAGGGGTTATCTGTTTACCCATATTGAAGGCTATCTGCCTATCCTTTAAGAATTCGCCAACCTTCTTCAACTGATAGTAGTACAAGTCGTAGTCTGAAATGTGATAGTCGGGACGCGGACCTATTCGGCTGTCAAATGGGATGTCGCTGAACTCACCTTGGGCATCCATAACCGGGGCTTGAGGCATTGCAGCCCCGACCTCTGACGGCCTCCCCAATAGTCCCGCCGCCGCCACCATAGGCATCACTGCTCTCTGCAATGACTTGGGGATCTTGACCTCGTCTAGCATTTCGGGGTGATTTTTCGCGAGATATTCTTCAAATTTCATTTCAGCACTGCCTCATGAGTAAGTCGTGGACGCTGTATACGCATCTCTTGAGTACCTTCAAGTCGCTCGGATTGCCGGGATAAGCAAATTCCTTGAACTCGGTTCCTTGCATCGCCTCCGCCGCCTCCTTGATTGTTGACAGCCCGGCCGTGAGGAACAACATTCCGTTCCTTTTTTCCATGAACTCTATCTCGTCAAGTTCTGGATTGCCGTACTCGTCTTGACCTCCGGTTTCCTTCACGAAGTAGATTTTAAGGTCTATCATCGGCACTATTTGTCCGTCGTCGGTTATCATCGCCTCCGAGTTCTCGGATTTGACAGTTTTGACGAGCACTTTGCCTTCCGTATAGGCGCCTCTCAAGGCGTTGGACATGTCCCATCCGAGGTAGTAGATCGTTCCGTTGTCGTCCACGACGTTTATGATGAATGCTTGCTCGTCGAACTGTTTCGCGATCGATTCGACGACGATCCTTCTCCTAAGCACGTCTCGTTCTTCGGGGCTTCCCTCAGAAAGTCTCTTGAGCTCGGGCTCTGACAGATACCTCTCGGGATCGTCCTCCCTCAAACTCCAACTCCCAAGGGCGACCTCTCCCCATTCTGAGTTGAGCCTCGTGGACATCTTGATCGAGTATTCCTTGTCGTTGAATATGATATTTTCCTTGTCGGGGCTGCTACTGACTTGGACCGAACCCGTCAGCGCCGCGAGGAACTTCCTGTGTATCTCGCCTTTGTTCCCGCTGTATCCCATCATCCTGATAAAAGCCTCGTTTAGTCCAGGAACCGGCTCCAGTCCTTGAAAGACATGGTTGACGACGCTCGTAGCGGGATTGTTCTTGTCAAGCTGATCCTTGATGCTCTTCCTTATGTTCTTTGAGGCGCTCGCGACATTGGCGTTGGCCCTCAAGAGTTGCACGTTCCAGTTGTCATCCACGAACTTCCTCTGGTACGGCTCCATCTCGTCCTTTTCCCTCATTGGAGATAACATTTCCATCAACTTGGCCGCATCGCCCTTGGTGCTTTCCTTGAAATAATTTGACTTCCACACCTCAAAATCCACATTGTCATCAGACTCCTCGGGCATGTCAGGAGCCTCGGGATCTTGCGAGACGTCGTCTTGGGCTTGGTCTTGGGCCGTAACATCTTCGCCCGGAGATTGTTGTCCGTCCGGCTCCATCTGTCCTCCGTCCATTTCCGGGCCCGCTTGTGCGACGGCAGCAACCGGATCTACTTGTTCCGGACTCTCGGCCTCTAGCCAAAATTCAAGATTGTGGTTCATGTTTCCTTCTTCTCCCTCTGAATCTTTTCCATCAGTGACTTTCTGTTGATCCCGCTGGAGTCGTATATATTGATCGTATTTCCGCCTTTTTCTTTGCCCTTCCCCATCCATGGTTGGAAGGTGTCAGGCTGCTTCAGTTTGACCCTCGTCATCAAGTCGGCTATCTTCGCCATCCTGTCGCTTGTCTCTATCTTCGTCTTTAGAAGATTAACAAGCGCCTCCTTGCTGGCAGTGGACGAGTCTCCGTCGTTGAGGACCATGTTAGAAAAAGTGTCGACAAGTCCCGAAACTTGATTTCTGTCGTCGCGCAAATTGTCCATTATCTCGCCGTAAACACCCAGAAGAGACTCGTCGCTAATAATAGACAGTTCTTGGGCTTGAGGCCTCGCGGCTGCGACCTCTTCCGCCCCGATGACCTCTCCTCCCAACTCTAGTTCTTTATCCATACCAACTATATAGAATGACTTCTTACAATTGTCAAAGGCACTTATGGACGAAGACCGCCCAGATTATTCCTCGCTTCAAGAGTCAATTAATAAAGTAATAGACAAGGCAAAGTCAATCACAAAGAGAATCTCCGAAATGGAGAGGGAAATTGATGACTTGATTCGGTCAAAACACGATCTGGAGGCGAGGGTGAGAACCTTGGAGTCAGAAGACATTGAGGTCGTAAAAAAACAGTTGTATGAGATAGATAGTAAAGTCCGATCTTTCGAGTCGGATCACGACAAGAGAAGGCAGAGTTGGAACATGGTTCTCAACTTCTTCGTACAGTTGTTATGGGTTTCAATGGCCGCATGGCTACTAACAAAATTAGGACTACAAGGCCCTTTATGAACTTCAAAGAATGGCTCTTATCTGAAATCGCGCAGAGAACAAAACTTTCTTCGGACACTGTTTCCGACAAAGCAACTGCCTATGGGATTCCATTCGGAGGCGACAGAACTCCGGGTTTGGTCCAAGCGGCGGCCGGCGGTTTGGCAGGCGGTATAGGCCTTGGTGCTCGTAGAGCCTACGAACGTTCCGGAGGAGTTACAAGAGCAACTCCGCAAACAGCTGATCTTCCTTCACTGCCAAACAAAAAGGTTTCTGACGGTATTTCCTTGCCGCTACAGTTGCCGGCCTTGCCCACGGATGAAAGTCCTTCGGGTAGACGCCAAGGCAATCCTCTATACAACATCACTTCCGCTTCGTGGAATGCTGTCAATAATTTGACACACGACCCAGAAAATGATCCAAGAGTAAGAAAGGTTGGAGAATCCTTTAGAGAGGGAGATGGAAAATTCATCCCTCCGGCCTCTGGGAACCAACAAGAACTAAACTTTGCAATATCTTTCACAAAGACCTTGATCCACATCATGACGGTTCAAAAGATGAATGATATTGACCCCGAGGTACTCAAGAAGTACGACTTCGTAAATGCCCACACAGAAATGGAGCATGTCGATAAAGACAATGTTCTGACTTGTGTATTCTCTTTCAAGAAAAGAGACAACGTTCCGGACGGCATCAAGAGACAAAACGAACAAGATTGAGGAGAAGGAAGAAACATGAAATCATTCAAAGAATTTATAGCGAATAGAAACGTCATATCCGAGGAGACGGAGAAGAAGGAATGGCGTAAGGAATACATAAAACTAGAGAAAGGATTTGTTCCTCCTTCAAATTTGCGTCCAATCGTTCAAGCGTTTATCGACAGCGGATCAATATCTCTTACTAATGACATTTCATCCAAAGTGACCATGCCCAAGAAATCCTTGTTCTTGGTTGGAGGTCCCGTACGCGACTTTTTGCTCGGAAAGAAGTCCAAGGATCTTGATCTTGCAACAAATGCTACGCCCGAACAGATCGCCGTGATCCTCCACAACGCCGGGTTCTCTATGACGAAGGAAGATCCAAAATGGGATCTTCCTTTCAAGCCCAAGATTGCGGGCGATGACGATAACAAGAAATACTACTTGAAAGGAAGAGATTCTGCCGACAAACCGTTCGTCGTCGGCGCAGTTGTGAATGGGGAGGAATTTGACGTCGCAACGTTCAGGAAGGACGCGAAGACCGTCAACGGCCAGTCGGAAGTTGACTTCGTGGACAATCCCCACGACGACGCTGAAAGAAGAGACTTTACCATCAACGCCATGTACATAGAGCTCAACAAGGCCGATGGAGAAAACAGCAAGCTTTATGACCCAACTAAATCCGGATACCATGACCTTCACTCAGGAATAATAAAGGCGGTTGGTAAAGCCGAAGCTCGATTCGACGAGGACAAACTCAGAGTCATGAGAGCAATAAGAATGCAAGCCAAGTACGGCAAGCAACCCATGAATCAATCTTTAAAGGATGCCATATCTAAGTTCTCGGACTTAGAGGGCGTGGCTTTAGAGAGAGTCCGAGAGGAATTCCTCAAGGGCCTAGAGGATCCGTTAGTAAATCCCAAAAAATATATAGTCATGTATTCTAGGCTCGGACTGTTGAAAAAAGTCCTTCCAGGAGTTCACCTTAACGCAGAAGTTCCTCCTCAATTGGCGGACAAAAAGGATAAGCATCTCGCCCTTGCGTGGATACTAAAAGACAATCCGATAGAAAGCGTGGAGCGAGCCCTTGGAAGAAACAGAAAGATTGGCGACAGGGAGGCTCCTACCGGATGGTCTAATCAAGAAAGAGACATAGTCGTATATCTCCTCCGGCTCAAGGAATTCGACAAAGATCAACTGGACGATCTTTTGAACAAGAAAAAGATTCTCGGCATCACCAAGGACCAGATTAAAAAATGGGTGGAACTATTTGACGTGGTGGACAAGCACACCGTCAGAACTCCACGTCCAAACTGGGCACAAAGTGTCAAGAGGTTCGCTGACTTTACGCCCGACCCTATGAAACTAGTAAGTTGGCACGCGAGGGACGAACAAGGAAATCCTACGACCGAAATTCACCCGGAGATCAAGACATTGGGCATGCACGATGTTCCGCCCCATTTCAGAGGATCTGTGGTGAAGGACATAAACAAAAAGAAGTTGCGTCAGATGTTCGACGACCAAGGCGCCGCTTGATTACTTGTTGTATCTTCTCTTGTATGATCTTATGACTTGCTGGAGGTAGTTCGTGTTCACGGTCGGATTGTGCTCCATCAGCGTCTCGTAGGGCCCTTGGCTGCTGTAGAAACTTCCATTATTGAACTGGTAGAACTTCTTGTTGAACACGGGAGGCACCCCGTTCTTGTAGTGTATGAAATTAAGGTTGTCGTCCGCATGGAGCAGCGACGCCGCCAAAAACTTGCCCTTGATCCCGCAGTGCTGAAAGGACTCCGTTAGCGTTAGTTCCCACGCCGCTTGCTCGCATGGAAAACTCTTGTCCTTTGATTTCATGATCTGTATCAGATTTGACTGCAACTTTGAGAAAAAGGTACTCAGTACATATTCTGAGGGCTCGTTGAAGATAATCGGCGCCGACACGAAGGGCAGTTTCGGAAGTTCGTCTAAGCCCACTCCCCGCTCCTCGGCCAACCGCTGCAAGTTCGGGTCTATATAATCCTTGACCAACTTCTCCTCTGCGGCCGATATCTCCTCGTAGTTGTTGACTATGATTCCATATTCCTTGTCCTCCTCGCCGAGCACAATAGGGTTCCTTAGAATCATGTCCGAATGAATAAGAACGAATGGCGGCTTGATTATCTCATAGGCCAGTGCGTATCTGAGGGCTCCAACCCGGTTCAATGGGAGATAGCCCAGTTCCTTACCCTCGTTGGAATGTATGAATTTCTTGCCGTAACGCACCAAGTTGGACGAATAGTCTTTTATTTTCTGGTCGTTGTTCTCGGCCAAGCCTATGACCAGGTCGTTCTCCAATCCATGCATCAAGAAACTCTCTATGAGCAGTTCCAACTGCCAATAAAAATAACTTGAATTTTCCGCGCTCACGAAGTATTGCATGCCATAAAATAGTATCCGGTCCCTCTTTTTCTTCTTGACAAAATGGACCTCTCTGGTACTATGCGAATATGATCCTAGAAACTACGTTTGTAATGCCGGGAGCAAAGATGTCTACCATCCAAAAGAATTTGACCTTTGAGACCCTCAAGCAGCAAGTAAGGGAACTCGCCTACAAAAAGTGGGAGGAGTCGGGTCGGCCGTGGGGACGGGACAAGGAATTTTGGGTAACCGCAGAAAAGGAACTTTTCGGCGACGAACCACTTAGGTCCGGCGGTTACCGTTTAAAGATCAAGGGATCCCAACTGCTAATATGCCCAATAAATTCTGAAATCCCAGTCGAAAGAGATTGACGAAGCTATATTATTTCATGAAAAGCAAACTTGAAAAGCAAAAAGAGGCCGAGGAACGAGCCGCACATAGAAGCAAGATGAGCCACAAGGATCAGATCGCCCGTCTAGATTCGTCATTCGGCAAGGATCTTGGGGCCACAAAGGAGCGGGCAAGGCTCAAGGCCTTGATTGAGGGGGCGAAGAGTCCTAAGAGCCAAAAAGAAACCTCAGAACCTAACCCTTCAGAGAAGCCAAAAAAGAATCGAAAAAAGAAAAACGAAGAGTCTTGAAGTCGCTTATCCTTCGCAATAAAAATTATGGATTCACAAGATCAGAATCTGTAAGTACATAAGGTATTTCTGTAATTGTGCTAGGATTTGTATTTGCAGAAGTGTATGTGTAGTTAATTTTTCTTGCAAAATCCCCCTCCACAGCCCCAGCCGGGTATTCTATTATCTGTGTTATTCTGTCTGATCCATCAACTGTCAACTTCTTAAATGTGAACAGCCCTGCACGCCCGCGCAGTAGTTCCCAGTCTGCCTTCATGTCTCCGGGAACGAATCCGGCGGCTTCTATGATGGCTTGGTCGGCCGGATCTGACTCATCCAGCATTATTAGCATGCCGACGGAATCATCGTACTTGAATCTGTTTTGTATCGTGTGCCTCGCGAAGTATTCGGGCAATTCAGCCACGCCGGCCCTTTTGTTGAAGCCAAGCTGGGTCTGCGCTCCGTAGTTTCCGAAATATAGCTTGACGTTCTGCTTCTTGGCTGGATTCTTGATCACACCGACCGAGTCCGAGCCTTCCACCTTGACCAACTTGGCTATGAATAACGACGAGAATAGCGGCTCGGCATTCAACTTGCTCGCCACCTCGTAGGCGCTCGTGTTTGAGGGATCCGCCCCCGCCACATCTATAGACACAGACGACCAGTTTTTAAACTCCGGATCCCACGAGAAATTGAACTCTAAAGTGCTTGATGACGAAAAGTCATATGGCCCCGGATTCCAAGCAACTTGGTTGGATTGAAGGTTCTTGTTCGATGGGACTTTGAAAGTAGGAGACAACTTTCTATCGGATAGAAGAAGAGAGCCTTGGTACTCTTGGTCAAACAAGTTCTGGAAAAATGCCATCTTTCGTCCTTTGGTTTAACGACAAAACTTATATAGACTTTTTTTACCGAAATCTTCGCGCCCGAACGCAGATTGACTCGGATTCCAAAATTCATTAAAATTTGGAACCACCCCCTCATGAAAGAAGTGTTGATCATATGCAACTTAAAATATGGGAAGTACACCCGAAGGCCTGCAGAATAGAGAAGGCCGAAAAGTCTTGCAAGGGCATCGCTAACCAAGCCGCCGTCCAATGGTGCGGCCCGTATGTCAACGCAAATCAGTCTGGATTCTGGGTCTATCCGCCTGTGGACATGGATTTTGTTTTAGATGACGGGAAATTCAAGATAATTAACATGGAGGCGTACGACGATGAGGACTATCGCATCGTCCGCTCGCTCGTGAGACCAGAGGATCACTCCGATTTAGAGAAGTGGATATTCCCTAATTCGGGACGGACAAAGATGACATTGGGTTTCGTAGAGCCCAATGTGATTCAAATCTGGACTGGCCTAATATTTCAGACCCCCCCAGGCTGGTGCCTTCACATACGAAGCCCAATAAACTTCCCGCCGCAAGGGTTTAGCCTCGTAGAGGCAGTTTTGGAGTCCGACTGGCTTCAGTATGATATATGGATGAACTTGTCGGTGACGGAAGTTGGAAAGACCATATCTATACGCAAGGATGTTCCCATAGCACAACTCGTTCCAACGAGGAGAGAGAGTTTCAAGGGCGAATGGGAGGCGAATAGGGAGAGAATTAATCGGGATTCGGACGAAGCAGACAAAGTGTTTAGATACTGGTTGCACTACAACAAGCAGAAGTTTGAGTTCGGAGGCAACCAAGCACTTACGGAAAACTTGACAAAGGACTCTACGACCTATTTCAGGGAAAGGAGTAGGCTCTTAGGCAAGGACATGGAGCCCTCGCAGAGTGTCGATAAGTGTCCTCCCGCGCAGCCGAGTAAGTGCCCGTTCGCCCATCTCCACGGTCATCAAGAGACGCCGGAATACGAGGCGTTGGACAACTCCTTTATGAAGAAATTTTTCAAGACAACCTAAGATATCTTCATGTAATTAAGGAGTCCCCTTCTGTCCATCACTTGGTGGTGCGTCTTGCCGTATGTCACTCCCTCCTTGCACCTATTGAAACTGACTGACTCAAAAAGCGTCTCGTTTGGCTGAACAAGGTGTATGCTTATTCCCTTATATCCGAATTCGCCCTCTTTCTTGAGGCATTGGTTGATGTCCCTCATCATGAACTCATTTAGACTTATGTCCAACGCCCGGTAAGCCATCTTTACCGCCCTCATGAATCCCGTGGGTCGCTTCCACTCGTCTATCTCAAAGCGTCGCCCCATTATCACATAGATGTCTTGGCACCCGGCCTCAATGCACTGCTCCAAAGGTGCCAGTTGCCTGCTTCCGGCATCCACCCACCCGTTCCTGTCCTCGACTAAAGCGGTGATCGCGACACTCCCCAGAACGGCCTCGGCGAATTCTTCGGGCGACACGGACTTGTTCGAGACATAGTCCATCCTGCCGTCTTCAATGTTCATTCTCACAACGACGCTCTCGCATATTGGTTGATTTTTTACGGCGTTGTAGACAATCTTCTCCATGGGCCGCTGGTTCATGAGTCCGCTTCTCCAAGGAAAGTCATAATTAATTTTGAACACGTCGAATATGTTGCCTATGTTGCTCCACATGTCGGCAAGTCCTTGCGGCCCTAGAAAGGAATATGATGCTGCGCATATAGAGCCCGAAGAAACTCCTATGGTAAAGTCGGCATTCACGCCTCGCTCGTGTAGTCCGAGGGCTATACCCGCTTGTATTGATCCTCTTGCGCCCTCGCCCGTGAAGCAGAATCCTATTTTGCTCATTTTTCATTTCCCTTTTTTGATTTCTTTCCTTTCTTCTTTCTACGCTTCTTCTTGCAGTTGCCGCAGTTGCAATGCGGATAGCAATATCCACATCCGATGACTGAGGGGCGAATCGCGATTGAACTTGAAGTCGTTCCTGTGCTCGGAGGAGGCGTCGTCGAACCTCCGGATGAAGACCCGTCCCCACCACCAGTCCCACCCCCAGAGTCCCCACCCCCAGAGTCCCCACCCCCAGAGTCCCCACCACCAGCAGCCCCACCACCACCAGCACCTCCACCAGCAGCTCCACCAGCGGCTCCACCACCACCAGCGGCTCCATCTTCTCTTAGCCTAACCCATTCAGAAAATTTCATTTTTTACCTCAGCCATATATAGATAAATTGACTATTGAATTGATAACTACTATATTGTTGGATCGGAAGCAAACCGCCAACCCCTCATCAATATGAAATATGAATACAAATACGTGATGTGCGTATTGGACGAAGACAACTCCTCCTTGAAGCAGCTTGAAAAGTTTATTCAAGACGGATGGGAACCGCTCAGGGAAACTGGGATGCCCTCAAGCGGATCAAACTATTCGGAAAACGCTCAGCCGCCCATATGCTTGTGCGTACTTCGAAGACTGATCACCAGTGCCGAATAATATTGGCTATTACGAATCCGCAAGTAACAAAATTCACGAGCACTATGATGAATTTTATGAAGAAGGAAATCAAGGCCTCTTCTACCGTAAGTATTGGCAAATCTGGCTTGTCGCTGTCCGTCTTGCCTATTCTATGATCTATAGTTCTAGCCAATATTAAAAAGAATCTGCTGTGTGTCATACCACCTCCATATGTGTTTAAACATATATAGACGACTCACAGCGGCCTATAGACTTGTTTGTCTTTAATTTCTACCACAGGGGTCTCCATCATCGTAGGAGGTTTGATGGGAGGAATCTGATCCTTGATTTGGGACGAAGGCTGCGCTGGTGACTCTATCGTTATCTTCTGTTTATTCTTGAAGTAGTTCGGCCCATAATTGACAAATATTTCTTGTCCCTTTTTTATTTTTTTTACGGCCCTTATATCAGCAATTTGATTCTTTAGGTCAAAGCGAATCTCGGCGCTGTTATCATCTTGGTGATTGTAAATCTGACCGTATCCCATGACCATGAGAAAATGTCCGCCGTGCTTCTTGCAATCATCGCAAGGACATGTATTCGTGAACATATAGTTCCAAATCACAGGATCCTTGTGGTAGTTCATTCTAAATCCCATTACCACCAAGGGAGCACGCTCCACGATCTCTCCCGGAACTATATCTTCAGTAGCAAAAACTCCTCTTCCTTGAAGGCTAGAATACCCAAGTTCTATCTTCTTGGGGAGGTTTAATTTCGGCTTTTCGTCTTTATCCATGAAATATATTAGTTCAACCTGTCCAGATGTCCCAGTCGTCGGCTTCCTTTTCTATTATTTCGGCCATAACGCTCAGCGTGGCTTCCTTGTACATCTTTGAGGCTTTTCTTAATGTTTCACTTCTCTTGTCGCTGAATACGGATCTGGCGAACCTTACAAGTTCGTCCGCTTTTTCTATCAGTTCCTTGCGAACATAAGGAGCCATTCCCATGTTTTCCACCCCATTTGAGTAATTTCATTTATATACCTTCGGGGGGTAGCGGGATTATAAGTTTTTTGACCTTTCTACAATCGCCTTCTCATGGCTCTCCTTCGCCTTGAAAACTTGATCTAAACTGCATCCTTCTGTGCTTTTCGCGAGATCAAGCGGAAGAAGTTTCATTCTGGTTTCAAGGCTAGGGTTCGCGAAGTGTTTGACATATTTAAACCGTGACGGTCTGTTTTTGAGCGCCTCGTCGACTTTATCCAAGTCGTTCACAGTCATGATGAAGACCACATTCTCGTGCGTCGTGTAAGCGCCATCAAGACCATTCAATATGATGTCAAAAGTGAACTTGATAGACTTATTGTCGCCGCCAATTATGCATGTTCTCTTGTCGAAATAGTTATCAAAGTCCTCGAACAGAACAATGCAGCCTTTTGGTATCTGGGCAAATATAAGAAGGAGGTCGTGATTGGTCCAGTCTGGGTTCAACGTGAATATCATCATGGGAAGTCTGTACTTTGAAGCCAAGTACTTTATGCAAAAACTCTTCCCGTTTCCTGGTGATCCGTAAAGAAGAGCGCTCGTTTTCTTCCTTTTCCCTTCAACCACCTCGGCGACTTCGTTCTCGAAGTCCCTCCAAAGGCTCTCCTCAAATATCGGCTCTGCGAATGTCTCTTTTAAAGATCCTATTTTGTCGGTTCCGTACGGAAGCATTAGTTGCACGGGTACGCCGAGGGTGCAGAGTTGCATCTCCTTCAACTTTGTCCTCAAAAATGACTTCAACTTGTCGTAATTCCATCTGAAGCAGGTCAGTACAGTCACGTGATCCTTCTCGTTGAACCCCGCTTGCATGAGCCTTTCTGAGTGGTTCATGTGGAACCACGGCGCCCCCTTGAAGAAACAAAAAGCCACATATGCCACCGGATGCCTATTCTCTGATACGAACTCCTCGTAAATCATGAACTTCTTTTCGCTCCCACACAAGTCGTAGACCGTCTTGTATGTGTTGGAATCCACTCTCATCTCTACGAGAAGAATATATTTAAAAAAGGCCCACATCCCCACGAATGAGGCTAGCAAAGTGAATATTGTTGTCATAGCCAATAATCTAGCAGATTATCGGTTCGACATCAATCTCGGGACTGATCAATTGCTCTTCTATTTCTAGACGATCTGGATCCTTGATCTTTTTTAGATTTGAATGTCGTGTCCCTACGTCCCGAAACTTGTCGCTGCGGACTCGGCTCGGAAAGTTCGACCTTATTGGTCTTCTCCTTGGGCATCTGCACCGGGACGGACTTGCCCTTTGCCTCCGTCATTAACCTCTGTTCTAGCCAAGATGAAAATTGCATATTTGCCCTCGTATTTCTAAAAATACCAACAACATAGGTATATATTTTCACTATGGATTTTTCAATTTGGCTCTTTACAGAAGAACAGCAAAAATACGTCAGAACCAGAAAGGACATCAGTCCCAAGAACCCAGCAAACAGTTTTCTGGTGCTCTACGGGGCGGACAAACAAGAAAAAGATTTGATGTTTTCGTTCAAGGATGAACTGAGGAGAATGGGGTTCGGATACTACAGGCCAGCAGGAACCTACTCCATCTTCTCGGCGAAAGTTGACGACGCCATGAGAAACAAACTTTCTCAACTAGGCGTGGATTTAAGCGGATACGATAGTGGACAAGTAGTGACATCAGTCCCCAAAACAACACAACCGGAGACGCCGGCGGATCAAAATCTAGAGCAAATGCACAATGAGCTGTCCAAGGTCATTGCGGACGACCCAAAAACTCAAGAACTCATAGACAGCATAGAAAGAATGATAGAACGGATAGCCAACAGCACCGACGAGGCGGCCAAACAGGCCTTTATTAGAAACTTTTTCCAATTTGCCGGAAAGTTCTACGACTACAGCATGCATAACCAGTTCTTGATTTGGATACAGACCAAGGGAAGGGCCAACTACGTAGCCACAGAGAATCAGTGGACCGAAAGATTCGGAAGGGCCGTCCGAGACCATAAATCCTTCATATCCCTACTCAGGCCAAATAACACCAATGACAAAAAGAAAGAATCCGATGACAAAAAGAAAGAGCCCGCTTTGGAATTAGATTCTGATACGACAAAGAAGAAAACGGGTAGGTTGTTCTTTACGGCCTACAAAGTCTACGACGTAAGCGCGACTGTTCCCATCCCCGGCCACCCCAGCCCCTTTGAGCCCATGACCAGGAAACAGTGGAGCGTGGATTCGAACGAAGACGTGGAAGAGGTCAAGCAATACATAGCGGCCTTGAGCGACTGGGCCAAAGAAAACAATATAAACGTAGCCTACGAGGAACTTGATCCCGAACTTGGAGGCTATTCGGCGGGCGGAAAGGTTGCCATCAACAACGTTTTCAAGGGAATCAACCATTTTAGCACGTTTGTCCACGAAGTCGCCCATGAAATCCTCCACTGGAAGGACAAGGACAAAAAGAGCACCAAGATGGAGAAAGAGATAGACGCTGAAAGTACTGCCTTCATCGTACTCAGCCACTTCGGTTTCGAAACCAAAGACACGAGCAACTATCTGGCCATGTGGCGAGCGAAAGGAGACGACATCAGGGCGAGGAGGCGCAACATCCAGAAGGCATCGGAAGAAATAATCAACGGCATAAAGAGCAAAATGACAGAGGAACAGCCTAAAGAGGAGTCAGACATAGAAGAAAACACGCAACACAACTCGGCGATCATCAAAGTCTATAGAGCGGACGGAGTGATACACGCCAACATAAACGGCGAAGAAAAGAAGTTTGAGGTTGATAAATTCTACTTCCAAGAACTGAGGGATTCCAAGAACGCATACAAGACGCTCATGGAGCTAGTTCGCAAGGGCTACGCCAGCGAATTGACCTCTCCAAAGAGACCCGCAAACGATTAACATTTTCCCGACTGGGAGTCATATAAACTTTGCCTTTGACACGTTCATTCTTGGAAATCGCTCAATTGGAACATCTTTTTCAAGAAACGAACAGAGAGGCTTCCATCCTTCTTTGATTGACATGATCAATAATTTATTCTTTTGATTTGAGAAGTGTTCAATTATCGCCTTTTTTCTTTGTAGAAATTTTTGAACAAGAAATTCTTTGTCGTTTGTATGAAGACATCCTATGTTTTGAAGTCTTGCGTAGTGAAATATAGTAAAGTTGTCTATTTTTGTTGTTTGCGAATGATCCACAGATGATAATTGGTAAATTGTTGATTTTGCCCAATCGCTTTCATCTCTGTCAAGATAGATGAATTTTGCTCTTGGATATGCTTTTTCTAATTGGTAGTAAGCGAAATTTAATAGTCCACAAACTGCGTCAAAATCTTTGAATAGATTCAAATTCATATTGTTTTGTAGCAATTTTGAAATTGTATCTTCTTCGTATTTTGCCGGGCACCCATGACAAGAATTAAATCCCAATACGGAAAGGGCTTTACATAGACTTGTCGTGCCTGTTTTGGCAGAACTTATGTCGAATATCATTCTATTAAAGTAGTTATACAAAAGCAAAGCGCGTTCGGAGGTCAATTCTTGATGAATCGCCGCTACGCAAAATCGACTTTCTTGAATAAGTCAAGACCTATGTTGCTTTAAGACCTCCCTATACCTTTTGTGGAGCGATTTTACATTGCTCACCCCCTTGGCCGCCTTTTTACTTATCTCCGTCGCCATATATGCTTGAATCTCGTCCTTCAAGACGCCGGAGCAGTAACCCATATTCTTGAGGTTTTTTTTGAACTTTTGGAGATTCGCTTTCGAGATCGATGCTGTTATTTCGTCCATCTCTACCTTGTATACTATATCAGTGTAGTATAGGGCATGACACAGTTCATGTTCGAATGTCGAGTTTTTTAATGAATCCACACCTATCAAATACTTTCTTTCCCCCGGCACAAAAAGTTCATCGACGATCTGCTTCATCTCTGTGTCGTAGGGTGTTTCTGCTTCATTCATCTGGTAGCACTTCTTCGCCACGATCAGCGGAAGATTAAAGCCGACGAAGTCCTTGACATACGAGAAACACCCGGCATTATTCTTGCTGTACCACTCGTAATAGTCCCATATGGAAAACTTCTTGTTCCTAAAATTTAAGTTGGGGCTCTCGTAAAACTCTTGAACTCGACAGAAAAGCATGGCTCTGTCGTAGTTGTCGGGAACAACCAGTGCGATCACGTTGCCGCATATGGTTTTAACCTTGTATTTCATCTTGCTATCGGTACGGGAACGAAGTTGATGTCAAACTCCTCCCGCCTCCCGAAATTCTTGATGGGCAAAGTCTGTACATACCAAGGACCGAACAGAAGTTCTCCGAACATGGAGTTGCCGGGAAGTATCTTGTAGTGCGGCTGCTGGCCTGAAGATCCGTGACTTTCGGCGAACTTCTTGAGGAACTCTCCGACAGTAACGCTTTTGTCATTCCTTATGGACTTAAATGTGGAAGCCAACCTAGACGCGAACGCCCCTCTCACAGACAAGTCCTCCACGCTCGACGAACTGATTATCAGTATTTCGTCATAAACCCCGGAGTCCTCACCGTAGTCTATCTGGGCGTCCATTACCTTTTTTCCTGACTGCTCTATCGGATTCAAAAATACGGAGAGGAAAGGAAGGTCATTCCTGGAATAGGCGGAAGGAAGCTCGGGCAAGAAACTAGTCGGCTTGGCCGTTTTTATATTCCTCAATAGGTCGCCGTCTTGCTTGAGGCTGTCTTGTATGCTTCCCTCGGCGTGGCATGTATCGACCAAGAATATCAAGCGGCTTATCTTTCTGTCCGCCTTCTTCAAAGCCTCTAGAGCCTTGCTGAATTTAAAACTACCGCCTTGGGCAGTCATCGCGAACCGGTCGCCGCTGCCTCCCCCGTGGCTGTTGAAATAAAGCAAGAGAGTCGCTCCATCCTCCAATCCCGAGGCAAGCTGCGTCAACTTCCCATAAATGTACGGCGAAGAAACATTGTGATGACGCTCAGATGTGAACCCCAGCGACTTGTCGGCGAATATGCTTTCCATTAGTTCCAAATTGCGAATTCTTCCGCCCTCGTCTGTCATGGTGAACAAGGCAGCCACATTATTCATGCCCGGATTTATGGCAATCCCCGTCTTCTCTTGCGCCGTTGCTACCACATGACACAAAAGACAAGCGATGAATGCAATCTTCTTAATCATCTTCCACCTCCACAAATTCTTTCGGGGAAAGCACGACCGCTGAGTCCGCGCTTTCAAGCCACACCTCATAAGAGTCAGCATTTAGCCTTCTCAAGATATATCCGTATTCTTCTCCATCTTTGACTTTGATCTTGACCCCTTTGCTTTTCAAGATGCCCCCAAGTGCTTGATGACCCTCTTCGCTACCTCCCCGGTCAAACCCATGTCTGCATCCGTTTGGAAAAAATTCTTTCCAAAGCCCACGCCCGCGTCCTCGTCGTCGTCCAAGATCGCATATTTCTTGATTTTGTGCCGCCCGAGCCATTCCTTGATCTCCTCTGCCCTCTTCTTGCCCTTGATGCGAACCGTGCAATCCAGAAGCCCCATCTTCGTCTTTTCAAGTTCTTTTTCTACTATTTTCTTGCTGTGGCCGTCAATCCTCCAACTAGAACTTAAGACAATTTCCGCACCTGTCGCGTTGACCACGTGCTTCAAAAGTTCCACCATGTCTTCGTCGATATAGTCGAAACCATAATGATAAAGCAAAGTGTGGTTATTCAAAACCCCATCTATGTCCAAAAATATTACTTTCAATTCAGGATCTCCATTAGAAAACACAAAATGACGATCGCAAACGCCAACAATCCCAATAACTTCAAGGGCAAAACTTTTTCTCTGTCAACCATTTTTGCCCCCCAATTTTACAATAGGCGAGCAATTCACCCCGCATTTTTCGGGAGCAAGACAAGCGGTATGGATTAAGCCGAGGTGGAACCTGATTCTGTCTTTTGAAATGTCAAATCCAGTCACGGGATACTGGGAAACGATCACCTTCTCGTACTCCACTTGAACCTCCGGATCTTCACGGCCGAACAGCGAATCTGCGGATTTCAAAATTTTTAGCATCTTTCCGGCGTCGATGCTGTGGTTAATGTCATCCGCAACCCAAGCTTGAAGCACGCACTTTAGCGATTCCCTCACCGTACCGCCGCAGTCTACGAAAACCTTTGAAACCCTTGCTACCTCCGTAAGGTGAAAGTGGCCCGGTATCTTCTCGTTGTGTATCACGAAATCTACCTTGTGCGCAAGATTTTCTTCTAAGACTCTTTTGACTGCGTTCAGATTCATGTTTTTAAATTAGTAACTGGGAATATATTCAAGATTATTTCAAATGGCTCTTGATATAGGATATTGTTTCCGAAGCCCCCTTCATGAAATAACTAACGCACATCATGACTATCGCAAGATAGGGAAGGCTTTGAACTAAGCGCCCAAATGAAAGATAAGACAAGCCGATCCATCCCAAGGTCAACAAGGCCTCAAACGACAAGATAAAAACCAGCATTTTGAACATTTTAGATCCTTGATGAAGCCATAATTGATTTGTCTATATCCTCTAATGTCGCCTTAGCCGCCCTTCTCTCGCTCTCTTTTGAATTGAACTGGCCTCCATCCGGATCCTTGATTATGCGTTCCGCGAGTTCCTTGAGATTTGCCAACTCTTCGTTGGAGGCATTAACAAAGACAAAATCTACGTTATCTCCTCTGCGATTTAGAAGCGCCCCCGCCAATTCGTATCTTGGCGTGATGTATCTCTTGAACACATTGTACGTAGCGTACGAAAGCCTTATGCGAATGATATTGAACCCGCTTTCATTGGGCTTGACCTTGGAGTACGACCTTAAAGAGTCGACTTGTTTCTGTATTGAATCCATGGCGTAGGGGTTAACCGCTATTTCCATGAACTTTCCGAATGTAATCATGCTTTTATATACGGTTTCAAATTGATTCCCTTCGAGGATAGATACAAAGCCCAAACAGGAGGTCAATATGTGCAAGTGTAAGTGTCTTCCGTGCGTCAAGGGAAAGTGCGAAAAATGCAGATGCAAAGACTGCAAATGCGAAGGTTGTTCCTGCAAGAAGTGATCCCCAAGATCTGGCTAGCAGTCCTTACAATATCTATATGTCAAAACCTCCACGCAGAGGACATAGACATGCTTATATCGGCACTCGGAAGTAGTTCCTATGCCGAAAGGGAAGATTCTGCCAAAAAAATAAGAAAGGCCGGGCATGAGGCAGTCGCCCATCTTGAGAAGCACTTTGAAGACTGCGACTTAGAGATCGCCTTGAAGTCCAGAGAGCTTTACGAGGAATATTTACATATCGAGGATGTGGAGATGCCCTCCATATGGTTCCTTGACAACGAGCACAGGTTTCCGGAAGGATACGAGATAACCTATGCTCCTAACTTCAGCGTGTGTTCAATAAAATCTAAAATGGATGTGGCGGAACATTTTTACTGCGATGTCAAGCGGCCGAAGCTTGAAACCTTCGCTGACCACTGTAACGAGTTGTATCTCAATCTATTCGATACGTTCTGGCGGGATCCCAAGGCAAGCTCCAAAGCGATGAGGAACTATGTGAGGAGCGAGTTGAAGCGCGGAAAAAGCAAGGAAGAAGTCAAATCCATGCTAAAGAAGGCCTCCGACAATATGAATTCACAAGAACTTATGTACCAGACATCCGACATAAACAGCAACAGCTGGGACTACTGGAGGCTCCCACCTGGGGTGATGGTTTTTAAGGAAGAGTTTGTGTTTCCTTCCCGCTAGGACCTAAGATAAGCCAGAAGATCCGAACATCCGTCCAGCCCCTTGTATTTTTTCTGATCCGGCGTCATGACATCTATCACATCCGCAAGGGCCCTCTTGTCCAAGTCTTCCTCCCGAATCAAGTACTGCCGCAGAATGAATAGGCAAAAGTTTTGTTGGGGAAATCCAACAGTGACTTGTCGCTCCACCTTGACAAGAACTTTAGGTTCGTTTTTGTTGAACTTGCTGTACGGCAGCCTCGGATGGAAGTTGTAACGTTCGTCATGGACGACGCTCCATACAAACCTCTCAAAAATGCCCGCATTAACCATTGCGTGAACCAACTTCTGGCTGTTTTTGAGGTTCATGGGTACGGGCTGGTGTATCTGATTAAAGGATGTGCCTATCTTGTCCTCAGGTCGCCAGTGGCTCGCGAAACATATATGGGCGCTACTAAGCCAGTCCCTTTCTCCTTCAATTCTGTGGATGAGAAAATCCTCCTCAGTCTCCCTCGCTATTTCTAAGTAATCTTTACCCTTCAGAGGCCTCGGATAATGCTCTAGTATCCATTTTTCGCACGCCTCGTAGATCGCCGGGTCGTTCTCGTGCTCCATGAAGTAGTTCTGGTTCAGAAGGGCCTCGGCCTTTTCGGCCCGTATCGCTTCCAAATCCGATTCGTCTTTTTCAAAGACATCAACCGGATCCAATTTTTTCAAGTTGGGCAAGGTGCTATATCCCGCCTTATAGACATGATACATTTTTAATTTCCGCTAGATATATAGGTTATGTTCAAAAAATGGCTTATAGATGAAGAGCAAAGACAAGAGATAAACTGGGCTATATCCAGCAACATATCTGACCTCCTACCTTTGTACCTAATAGAGTCAAAGTTGGAGAAAGAAGAGGAGGCATACAAGCCAAAGCATCCCTCTTACAGCATAATAGGCGGCGGCGACACAAACCCGAAGACCGCCATACATCCGGAGACCAAACAGACTTATCTCGGAGCCGTTCTGCATCTTGAGCCCTATATGGCTTCGGGCGAACAGACGTGCCCTTTTGCTACCGCGATATATAAGATCACCGTCAAAAACCTAGATCCGCAAACTATGCAATTGATCAAATCGACACCCGGATACGAAGAAGTTTATGGAAATCATGTCTTCTACGGTTTCGAACTCAGGTCCAAGGATAAGGACTCGGGATGGGGAAAGGTCTCCGATACACTCCTACCGAAAGACAGACAAGCTCAATGCCCCTTGAGGATGAAGATAAGGCTCCCCGGATCAAACCTAAGAGACTGGACGACCGGCCAAACAATACAACTAAGCAGAAGCGACATAGTGCACTCTGATCTCGTGGGAGGTTGCGCCAACGCGTGCCTCCACACCAGCGGTAATCCGGCACAAGCAAGCGGCAAACTCACTTCTAGGAGAAGGAAGACCTTGGAATTGAAAAATGACTCCGAGGGCTTCATGAATAAGGTCCTGCTAGATGTTTTTAGATTATCCCAATCGGCTGAGAAACAAGGCCACAAACCCGTCATCAGACTCAACGCCACAAGCGATGAGGCTTGGGAAAGGGATTACAAGTTCCCCGAAGATCCAGCGAAGACGGAGAGCATGATAAGGACTCAATGGCCTAAGAAGTTAAGGGGCGAACTGGCCGCTCACATCCGTAAAATGATCAACTTCCAATCTAATAGGTTTGAAGACGCAATTCCAGAAATCGCCAAATATGTAAGTGGAAAGACACTGATGGAGGTTTTTCCCGAAGTCCAATACTATGACTACACGAAGAACCCTTCTAGAATGGTACAGTACATAAGGTCTAGAAACGGAAGAACAGGAAATTGGCCCAAGAATTACCATCTCACTTTCAGCTTAGCCGAAGATAACAGAGAAATTGCAAAGAAAATACTTGCGGACGGCGGAACTGTAGCGGCCGTATTCAACGTAGAGAAGAACCCCAGTAAAGAAGGAGATCTTCCAAAGACGTGGGCGGGCTTCCCTGTAATAGACGCCGACAAGCACGATTACAGATTCTTGGATGCCCCGGGCCATATAGCCGGACTGCGGGCCAAAGGCGAAGCAAAGTTTCAAAGTACCGACTTTGGATTCGTCATACAGCCCGACGATCCCGAACTAGATCCGGAAGACCCGGCCGTAATTCAAGCCAAGAAATACTCGGACAACTTTGAGAGAAGAATAAGCAGCGGAGAATTAAAGTCTCGCCCTGGGTCAATAAGAGGAAGAATGAGGGCCGCCGGAAAAGCGACCGGAAACGCTGTTTACTACTAATGACAATACTATTCTTGATATATTGCCTACCTTTATTTGCCATCTACGCCATCCTCTGCCTCACAGTTCCTCTACTAAGATTCGGAGACATCAAGAACGGCAAGGGAATCAAACTCTACATATCAAAAGATATGATCCACTCAGACTACTTGTTCGAATCCTCGCTATGGAAGAATGAGTTTGCTCCAAAGGGAAAGTACATAAAAATAGGCTGGGGAGACAAGAAGATATTCCTTGAAACGAAAGATTGGTCTAGCCTCAAAATTATTGATTTCCTCTTTGCCTTTTTTGGTTTGAACAAGACAGTGTTGAGGGTCGACTTTCTGGACGAAATCCCTCAAGGTAGCACAGAAATAAGTATAGATGAACTGCAACTAGAGGTGCTGAAAATATATGTCAAGGAATCGCACAACGGACGGATCGTCCAGAAGAGGCCACACTACTACCAGAAGGGCGACTTCTATGAGTCCAACCTCAGGTACAACTGTATAACAAACTGCAACAACTGGGTAAATCGCGGCTTATTCATAGCAAGAGCCACCAACCGGATCTGGTGCCCGCTCAGTTTCTGGTTGTAATCGATATATACTTGCATGACGAGTTTTGCCAAATATTTCATAACAAGAGAATTGAAGGGTTTGGAAGTTTCCGGGGTACTCTCCGAATCCGCTAAATCCCTTCAAATCGGGCGCCTCAAAGAAAAATATGCGGGGCACTTTTACGATAAGTTCCCCAAGGCGCAGTACGAAGACATAGAAGAGGCCCTCCACGATTCCTTTGAAAAGGTCATGGTCGGCAAACACGACGCAAGATCGGCAGAAAACCTCTTCAAAAAAATGGTCGACGACAGCCTTTCCGGCCTCCGCAGAAAGAAAAGCACCGCGAAAAAGAGCCTATCTTGCGTGAAAGTCCTCAAATCCTTGGGATCCGATATGCCCTCGCTAATCAAGAGAGCGGAGAGGATGCTCACAAGCCAAGAAAAGAAGATCATAGAAATGTGCTCCCAAGGAAAGTCGGTCAGATCCATAGGTTCGGAACTCGGAATTTCCGCCGCTACCGCGTGGAGATCCCTCAACGATGGACTGGACAAAATCAGACTCTCGTATGGTATGAAATCAAGAAAATTAGGAAGATAAATGGCGATCGTCCAATCGTGGCCAAAAGAGATGCTCAACCCGCACTCTAATCCAAGGCTTGAAAAAGCACTGACACTTTTTAAAGAAGACCGCTACAGACGAGAAAAGAATGTGGTCTTCATAGATTTGCTTGACTGGCAGCATCCTTGCTTGACAGAGAAGCAAGCCATGTTCAACCACATCTTCCATCACCGTTTCCCACCGGAAGGTCAAGTGTACTTCGCGTTTCCTTGGGCAACAATCATAGATCTGGAAAGTGAATTCAAGCTGAAACTCAATGAACACTCGTGGAGATTCAAGGATGCCTTGAAGGAAAGAGAAGGATCAAGAATCCACACGGTATGCCAACACATACGATGGAGAGAATTCTTGGGATTCTGGCGAGAGTTCGGGATCACTGACCTTCATGTTTCCCACTGCGAACTCAATGACCACGAAGCGGAAGGGATGAAGATTCACTCGTGGCCAATAATAGCCACCAACTACGAAAGCCCCGAAAGGATGAAGGGAATTTCCATAAAAGAAAACAAGCACAAGAAATACTTGGTCTCATTTATGGGCAACCACGACAAGGACTACAGATCCGACATAAGACCCAAACTGCTCGAACTACTCAAAAACGAGACAGAAGTGTTTTATGAACTCGGCAGCAAATGGTTCTATGACAGCACAGTCTACAGATTCAAGAACTTATCCTCCGACGAGTCCGAAGATCAAAAAACCATAAAATACAATCAGATTATGTCTGACTCCATCTTCTCGTTGTGTCCAGAAGGATCAGGCCCCAACACAATAAGGCTATGGGAAAGTATGGCCGTAGGATCAATACCAGTCATCTTCTCCAACGGATGGAAGCCCCCGGAAATTGAAGGACTTTGCTGGAATGATTTCTCAGTTCGTATACCGCTGGATGAATATAAACATACTTTAGAAATACTCAAGTCTATTAGCAACGATCAGAGGGATTCCATGAAACACAATTGCCTTACTGCTTACAAAAAATTCGCAAGCATGAGGTGCTTCTGACACTTGGAAATAATATAGAGCCAAACGGTTGATGCGCCTTCTATATAAATGTAGGCATGGACTGCACAAGGAGGCTAAAATGACAAGGATGAGAACCGCTGTTCTAGCGTTATTCTTAATGTTATCAATAGCCAATGCCCAAGAACACACTTCCAGCTTTTCGTATGTAAACGACTACGAGCAAGCCGTGGAAACAAAGGACAAAAAGATCCTCGTCGTGTTCGGGGCCGACTGGTGCAAATACTGCCATGAACTCAAGAGGGATCTCAATCTCATGCATCTTGACAACTACATCGTTTGCGTGGTTGATGTAGACGTAAAACCAGACCTAAAGAAAAAATACTCGTGCAACATGCTTCCGTG